TTATGCATCTTCTGCCGCCACATTGCCGCCATTAAACGCCGCCAGCGGGTTGAGCGTCACCGCCTCTTCAAGATGATCGGGAGCAAAGTGGGCATAACGCATGGTTTCACGAATATTGGCATGGCCAAGGATGCGCTGCAGCACGAGGATATTGCCGCCATTCATCATAAAATGCGAGGCGAAGGTGTGGCGCAGAACGTGGGTTTTCTGCCCCTCGGCAAGAGCCAGAGAGGTGGTGGCCAGCATGCGGGTGAAGTCGGGATAACAGGGCTGAAACAGCGCCCCCTCGAGCGGAGCCAGCTCGTCGAACAGCCACTGCGGGATCGGCACGGTGCGGTTCCTGCCGCCTTTGGTTTTAACAAAGGTGAGCTTATTGGGTGACAGCTGCGTGCGGGTGAGGGATTCAGCTTCGCGCCAGCGCGCGCCGGTGGCGAGACAAATTTTCACCACCCGCGTTAAATCGACATTGCCGAAACGGGCACAGGCCGCCAGCAGTTCGGCGATCTGCGCCTGCGTCAGCCAGCTCATCTCGCGCTCTTTTTCGCGAAACGGACGCACGCTCTCCAGCGGATTGGGCAGCGACCACTCACCCAGCCGCGTAAGCTCGTTAAACACCGCGCTGAGATAGTGCTGCTCGCGATTGACGGTGATGGGCTTCACTTTCCACTTTGCCGGGTCCGGCGTGTAGCCATTGTCGATCTCACCGCTCAGGCGCTTATCACGGTAGTGCGCCCAGGCTTTCGCCGTCAGCTGCGCGGCGATGGGATCGCCCAGCCCGCGGCAGACAATCTCCAGCTTCGCCAGCCGCGATTTGCTCGCCGCCAGCGACTGACCGTGCAGCTTGTACCACAGCGCAATCAGCTCGCTTAAGCGGCGGCGGTCGGCCTTCTCGCCGAGCCAGGGTTTCTCCTCCGCTTCCCGCTTCGCCCACGTCTCAAAGGCTTCCGCTTCGCCTTTGGTGGCGAACTGTTTGCGGATGCGCCGCCCGTCGCGCCCCTGGGGATAGACTTCGCAGAGCCACTTCCCACTCTTCTGTTTGCTGACCGTCATTGCCGCTTACACATGCTTTTCCAGCGTAAAGAGCACCACGCCGAACGGCGCGATCTCCGCTACGCCACACTCAAAATCGACCGCGTTATTGCTCAGGCGCACTTTGCCACCGGGCAAGCGCACGACATCAAAGACATCCAGCGCGTCATCAATGCCAATCACCCAGCGCCCGTTGCCAATCTTCTGCGCAGCGGTATCCACCAGCCAGCCAGCATGCAGCCCGTCAATAAAGCGCAGGCTATCGGTAGCGGCAGGAGCCAGCGACGGATCCAATACCCAGACGCCCGCCTCTTTCAGCTCGCCAGACTCATGGCGGAATTTTGGAATGGTAATAACAGCATCGTTCTGCGCAGCAGCCGGTGCCGGGTACATCTCTCCCTGGCCGGTTGCCAGCCACTTCAGCGAGACGCCGGTATCCAGCGCGCAGGTGACGACCACATCACCGGGGAAGAAGTCGCGGCGCACCCAGGTGCTGATGGTGCCTGAAGAGATATCGAGCAAATCGCCCAGATCTTTTTGCATCTGGAAGCCATAGGCATCAAGAATGCGACGCAGCACCGGGCGTCCGCCCGCCGAGAGGATCTCCTCATACAATGCCTTGCCTTTTACCTGCGGCTTCTCAACCAGATTCGCATTTGCAAACTCACCATTCACCAGCCAGTGCAGATCCGCGCCGGTATCGAGCGCACATTTGACCACCGCTTTATAGGGCACGCTTTCCCGCTGGATCCAGCTGCTGATATTGTTCGCCGGCACATCCAGCGCCTCGGCAAGCGCTTTCTGACTGGATACGGAGTAGGACGCTGCAATGCGATCCACCACATCCTGAACACTCATCTTGTTTTCACTCATGGACACCAACATCGAAAAAGTGATTTACACAATCGCATTTGCGATTTATATTGCTGTTCATCGACCAAAATGCACAGCAGTGCACTACATTTCAAACAACAGGAGATAATGCGATATGTCAGATGCAAAATCAATGCCGTCGCATCCGTTATCCGGCTCTCAAATGCAATTCAGCACCTTTTCACATGGGCAGATGGATGAGCTGATGTCCGCCCTGCTGCCGGCGCTGCAAACCCTGATCCGCTCGGCGATGTCCGATGCGATGACGGTGAAGGATTTCGCCGCAATGCGCGGTATCAGCGAGCGTCTGGTGTGGCAGTGGCTCGATGAGGGGGTGCTGCTCAAAGCGCCAACCCGCGAGCATACCGAAGCCGGTAAACGCAGCCGCACGCTGATTAACGTCAAAGCCTGGCGCGATAAATTAACGCAGCAGGCTATCGACTGCCGTTACATCGACCGGCGATCCGCCACCTCATTCGGTTAATTTTGCATTTGCGAGTTCACGCTCACGCAGGAGGATCTATGGCGATCACCTCACCTGCCGCCAGCGCACCGTTGAGTGCCGGCGAGCGGCTTACCGGGTTAAACCACATCAGCGAACTTCGCGGCCGCCACTGGGGCGACAGCTGGAGCGAGGTGGCGCGCTTTATCGACGATATGCGCGACAGACGCGACGAGCAGTATGAGGCAAATGCCCGGGCGCTGGCGGCGATCTTCTTTCTCGCCCGCGTACCCACTGCCCGCCAGGCGCTCGACCCGCAGCAGCTCACCCTCGAGGAGAAGCGCGCGCTGATCGCTGCCATGAACCACTTTCGCGTCGTTGTCAGCCTGTTTCCGAAACGGCTAACCATGCCGCTTTAACCCCAACTTTCAAACCAAGACGTCAACCCGTCGGGCATCCCTTTGCCCAAATTCAGGAGAATTACCATGAGAAAGACCGCGATTCACTCCCCCGCCCGCAGTGGCGATGAAGTCACGCTGCTGCTGGCTGAAGCCCGCAATAACGAACGCCTGCGCTGCGCCGGTGCCGTTTCTGCCCGCCTTGCTACGCTGGCGAGCTTTATTGCCTCCCAGCGCCTCGACTGGAGCGACGCCGCTGAGCTGCTGCGCCAGGAGGCGACCCATATTGATAACCAAGCGCTGGAGCTGCACTGATGGCCGATGAAATGGATGGCGTTCAACAACGCGAAATGGAGGAGCGCGAGCGGCATATCCTGCACGCCCGCCGCCGTTTACTCCTCCCCTCTCGCTTAACCTGCGAATGCTGCGACATGCCGATCCCCGAGGCGCGTCGCATGGCGCTGCCGGGCGTGACCTGCTGCGTCAGCTGCCAGCAGATCGCCGAACTGAAAGATAAGCACTTCAGGAGAACATAAGTGGCTGTCAGCCTGGCTTACCCCTGGAACGCGCCGCGCAGCGCTATCGCCAGCCCCTACCTGACTCACGCCGAACAGCACCGCCGCAATCAGCATATTGCGGCGGTGCTGCAGGCGCGTCACGCACTGGCGCTGCAACCCGCCTGCGTGCGCCTCTCCATCAGCCGCACAGAGCAAGCGCTGGAAAAGGCGCATGGCGCGGCGCGGGCGCACGCCTTTCTGCTGCGCTTCGCCAGGCAAACCCTGCCACGCCTGAAGGCAGTGAATGCCCGCTACCAGATCGATTGTTTGCAATCACGCGTCTCAAAGGCGGTATTCAATGGCCATTTTGATACTGCTTTCCAGCAGGCGCTGGCTGGCCGGCTGGTCGATTTGGTTAACCGCTACAACCAGCTCGCGGACTGCAACCGGGCCAGCGTCGACCGGCTGGCGGAAGATATCGCCCACTTTATCCGTGGCGAGCTGGCGGATATTGATGCCGATGAGCAGACCGAGCTGAAAACCCTGCACCGCTGGTATCACCACGCTGGTCTTATCGCCCTGCAATTTAATGTCACCCCGCCGCACTGGCAGCGCGTGACGCAACACCGCGTCTGCGCGGAGGATCTCGCCCCGGCGGTGATCCGTCTTTTCAACGAGCAGTGGTGGCGCGGTCATCTTCGCCGCGCCGCCGCCCAGTGGCGCGAACATCTGCACATCGCGCTAGGGCTGGTGAGCCGGAAAACGCAGCCCTACGCCAGCCGGGACTGCATCACCACCTGGCGCGAGCAGAAGCGCCGCCACCGGGCATTTCTCAAAAGCATGGAGCTGGAGGATGAAGAGGGAAACCGCATCAGCCTGATTGATAAACATGACGGGTCGATAGCCAACCCGGCGATCCGCCGCTGCGAGCTGATGACGCGCATCCGCGGTTTCGAAACTATCTGTCAGTCCCTTGGCTACGTCGGCGAGTTTTACACGCTGACCGCGCCTGCCGCCTTTCACGCCACCTCTCATACCGGGCATCGCAATCTGAAATGGAACGGCGCCAGCCCGGCGCAAACCCAGGGGTACTTCACCCGCCTGTGGGCGCGCATTCGCGCCAGGCTGCACCGCGACGGCCTGCGCATTTTCGGTATCCGCGTTGCGGAACCGCATCACGATGGCACTCCACACTGGCATCTGCTGCTGTTTATGCAGCCGCAGGACCGAGAGATGGTGCGCGAGATCCTGCGCGATTTTGCCCACCAGCAAGATAGTGAAGAGTTACGCAACGACCAGGCGCGAAAAGCCCGTTTTCATGCCGAAGCGATCGATGCGCAAAAAGGGAGCGCAACGGGGTATGTGGCGAAGTATATCGCCAAGAATATTGACGGCTACGCGCTGGATAATGAAACCGACCACGAAACGGATGCACCGCTGAAAGAGAGCGCCTGCGCGGTCTCCGCCTGGGCGGCGCGCTGGCATATCCGCCAGTTTCAGTTTGTCGGCGGCGCACCGGTCACCGTCTACCGGGAATTACGCAAAATGGCCGACAGCGCCACGGCCAAAGGGCTGAGCGTGGAGTTCGCCGATGTCCACGATGCCGCCGATAACGGCGACTGGGCTGGCTACGTCAATGCTCAGGGCGGCCCGTTTGTCCGCCGTGACGATCTGCAGGTACGCACCCTGTATGAAGCAGAGGGTGAATTTAACCAGTACGGCGAACCGACGGTTCGTATTCGCGGCGTGTATGACACAGTAATCGGTAGCGGTTCGCCGGTGCTGACGCGCCTCAAGAAGTGGACCATCGTGCCGAAGCGCGCGGCGGCGGTTTTTCAGGGCGCGGCTGCGCCCGCTTGGAGTTCTGTCAATAACTGTACGCCCTTCGAGCCGGGTAAACCGCTAACAGATTACCAGCGGCGGCAACTCACCCACCGGCTGCGGGAAGGGATCCTCAGTGAACGAAACGGGAGGTTAAAAACCGATCTCAACATCATTAAGAATAATGACTTTTTGGCAAGCAATAGATGGTCAGAATATTTGTCACTTCACAATACTGTTTTTTTATCAGCGACATAGTGATTAGACAAAATAATCTTCGCTTCCCATAAATATCCAGCCTATGATACTGTATATACATACAGTAAGAGAATTCATGAGAGGAATTCATGGTCTTTGAACGACTAAATAAGACTCAGCACAAATGGGCATGCGTGCAATTCATTGCCGAGGTGTCGCTTATCGCCAACTGCAAGCCTTCCGACCTGAAGCTGGCCTTAAGCCTGATCGCGGATCTGGCAGAGAGCGAGAACACTACTCCCGATGATGAGGATATTTATTACAAAGCCGAATAGCCCGCCGAACGCCATTCCGGCCACTCTCTTTACCGTACTCTTACGCACCGGCTAGCGTTTCCCTCGCCCGGTGCGTCGCTTTTTCCTCCCCGTTGTTGTACCAGCCACGCGCCAGCACCAATTCATAGCCCTTAGCCTCTCTGTTGCGGAAACTTAACCATGGAAAAAACCTTCCGGATGGTAAGAGACGCAAAACGATGAATGCGATAACACAACAGGGCGACACCCTCGATCTGATCTGTCTGCGCTACTACGGGCGAACGGCGGGCGTCGTCGAACGCGTGCTGGCCGCCAATCCTGGACTTGCCGGGCTGGGGGTGGTTCTCCCGCACGGCACCGCCATCACCCTGCCCGATGTCGCGGTGCAGACCATGCAGGAGACGGTAAATCTATGGGCGTAAGTATCGAGAGAATCAGCTCGTCGCTGGCCTACTGGATTAGCGTCGCCCTGACCTTTTTTGGCGCCATGACGCCACAAGACTTTGCTGCTTACTTCGGCGCACTCGGCGTCGCCATGACCGTCGGCGTGAACTGGTATTACCGCCGTAAAAGCTATCTGTTCCTCAAATCCTGTGCGGTGAGCCAGGAGGTGGTCAATGGGCTTACCCGTTAAACGCTGTAGCGCGGCGGCCGTGCTGGCGCTGGCGCTGCTGCTGCCCGATTTTCATCTGCTGCACACCTCACAGGCGGGGCTGGCGCTGATTACCGATCTCGAAGGCTGTCGTCTGCGCCCCTATCAGTGCAGCGCGGGAGTCTGGACCTCGGGGATTGGCCACACGGCGAAAGTGATTCCCACGCGCGATATCAGCGAAAAAGAGGCCGCCGTCAACCTGGTTGCCGACGTGCTGAACGTTGAGCGCCGCCTGGCGCACTGCGTGCCGGTGGAGATGCCGCAACCGGTCTATGACGCGGTAGTCAGTTTTACCTTTAACGTCGGCAGCGGCGCGGCGTGCGCCTCAACGCTTGCCTGGCACCTGCGCCAGAAGGCGTGGAAACAGGCCTGCGATCAGCTGCCGCGCTGGGTCTATGTCGATGGCGTACGCAACCGCGGGCTGGAAAACCGCCGCCAGCGCGAGCGCGACTGGTGCCTCCGGGGGGTGAAATGAGCACCCGCCTGGTGATAGTGGCCGCGCTACTGGCGACGCTGACCGGGCTGTGGTTGTTTGAGCAAAACCACGCTCTGCGTGCGTCTTTAGCCAACGCGCAGCAGCTGGCGCAGGAGCAGAACGCCACGCTCACGCGCCTTAAAACTGCCCTCAATGCCACCGCCGAACTGGCGGCAAAGAACCAGCAGGCGCAGGTCACGCTACGCCAGCAGCTCGATGCCGCCAGCGCGCAGGCGCTGCAACGAGAAAACGCGATCGCGAGGTTATTAAATGAGAACGAGGCTTTTCGCCACTGGTATCGCACTGAGTTACCTGATGCTGTGCGCCGGGTGCACCAGCGCCCCGCCTGCCCCTCTGCCGCTCATTGTTTACAACAGTTGCCTGCAGGTCAGCCTCTGCCCGATGCCGGCAAGCGCGCCGCAAACTAACGGCGATTTGAGCGCCGATATCCGCCAGCTTGAGCACGCGCTGGTGCAGTGCGCGCTGCAAGTTGAAACCCTTAAACATTGCCAGGATGAGATCAATGCTAAAACCCAACTCTCTGCGCAGCGCCCTGATTAACGCCGTCCCGGCGCTGCACGATACCCCCTCAATGCTGCGCCTGTGGGTCGATAAAGGCAGCAATATCGCCACGCTCGCCAGCTCCTTATCGTTTGAAAAACAGTTCAGCCTCAATGTCACCATCACCGGTTTCAGCGGCGATATCGACACGCTGTTTGTGCCGGTAATGGCGTGGCTGCGCGATAACCAGCCCGACATTCTCTCCGTTGAAGCGGGGCAGAAAGGCGGCTTTAGCTGGACGCTGCTGACCAATGCCGACGGTACCCAGGATGTGACGATGGTGCTCCAGCTGACCGAGCGCACCCAGGTGAAAGAGCTCAACGGCGCGCTGATTGCCGAAACGCTGCCGGAGCCGCTGCCACCCGCCTTCGTCACCCGCCCGAAAGAGCTCTATATCAACGGCGAGCTGGTGAGCAGCTGGCAGGCGTGATCGCCTGCGCCATACGCCACGGGCTGCGTTGTGCCAAAAGCCGGACAGCCTTGTTCAATTTTCAAAACCGGGGACGCATAGCATCATTTCGCTTATGAACAGACAACTTTCGCTTCACGAGCTGGCCCGCCAGCTTCGCAATATGATCCGCACCGGAATTATCGTTGAGGTCGACCTGAAAGCCGGGCGCTGCCGGGTGCAGACCGGCGGTATGGTGACCGACTGGCTACAGTGGTTAACCCACCGCGCCGGGCGTTCGCGCAGCTGGTGGGCACCCTCCGTCGATGAGCAGGTGTTACTGCTTGCGGTCGGCGGCGAGCTGGAGACCGCCTTCGTGATGCCGGGGATTTATGCCAACGATCATCCGGCACCCTCCGCCTCGGCAGACGCCTGGCACGTCACTTTTCCCGATGGCGCGGTGTTTGAATATGAACCGCAGACCAGCGCTCTGAAGGTGAGCGGCATTAAAACCGCCGATATCACCGCCTCCGAGTCGATTACCGCCAGCGTGCCACAAGTGCTGGTGAAAGCTTCGACGCGCATCACCCTTGATACGCCGGAAGTGGTCTGCACCAATAAGCTGATCACCGCCACGCTGGAGGTGCAAAAAGGCGGCACGATGAGCGGCAATATGACGCACAGCGGCGGCTCGCTCACCTCGAACGGCAAAGTGCTGCATAGCCACCAACACCCCGGCGACAGCGGCGGCACCACAGGAGCACCTTTATGACAGCACGTTATTTCGGCCTCGATCGCACCAGCGGGCGCAGCCTGACCGACGTCGACCATATCCGCCAGAGTATCAGCGATATTCTGCGCACGCCGGTGGGCTCGCGCGTGATGCGCCGCGATTACGGTTCGCTGCTGTTCGATATGCTCGATCAGCCGCAAACCCCGGCGCTGGCGCTGCAAATTCAGGTGGCCTGCTATATGGCGCTGCTGCAATGGGAGCCGCGCATCACCCTCAGCGCGGTGACGGCCGAACGTCAGTTCGACGGCAAGATGGTGGTCAATCTGACCGGTCAGCTTGCCAGCACCGGCGAGTCCCTCTCTTTAACCCTTCCTGTGAGTTGATACCATGCCGATTATCGATCTGAGCCAACTGCCCGCGCCCGATGTCGTCGAGGCGCTGGATTATGAGCGCATCCTGGATGAGCGCAAAACTACCCTTGTTTCACTCTTTCCCGCCGATCAGCAGGAGGCCATCGCCCGTACGCTGGCGCTGGAGTCCGAACCGCTGACTAAGTTTCTCGAAGAGAATGCTTACCGCGAAGTGATCTGGCGCCAGCGCGTCAACGAAGCGGCCCGCGCGGTGATGCTGGCGTATGCTTCCCGCAGCGATCTCGATGCCATCGCGGCGAACAGCAACACCGCGCGGCTGGTGATCGCCCCTGCTGATGAGAGCACCATACCGCCCACGCCGGCAGTAATGGAGTCCGATACCGATTTACGCCTGCGCGCGCAGCAGGCTTTTGAAGGGCTAAGCGTGGCCGGGCCGGTGGGCGCGTATGAGTATCACGGCCGCAGCGCCGATGGTCGCGTGGCGGATATCTCTGCCGTCAGCCCGTCCCCCGCCTGCGTCACCATCTCCGTGCTCTCCCGCGAAGGCGACGGTACCGCCAGCCCTGAACTGCTGGCGATTATCGATAAAGCGCTTAACGCGGAGGATGTGCGTCCGGTCGGCGATCGCGTGACGGTACAGAGCGCTAAAATTGTGCCCTACCAGATTGATGCCACGCTTTTTCTCTACCCCGGGCCTGAATCGGAGCCGATTCGCCAGGCGGCTGAGCAGAAGCTGAAAGCCTATATCACTGCCCAGCGCCGACTGGGGCGCGATATTCGCCTGTCGGCAATCTACGCAGCGCTCCACGTTGAGGGCGTGCAGCGGGTGGTGTTGAACGCACCGCAGCAAGATATTGTGCTCGATCAGAGCCAGGCCTCCTGGTGTACGGCGTGGAAAATTACCACCGGAGGTACCGATGAGTGACGACCGTCTGTTGCCTGTTGGCTCATCGGTTCTTGAGGTGGCGACAGCACACGCGGCGGCGCAGATTGAACGCGTACCGGTGCCGCTGCGCACGCTGTGGGATCCGCTAACCTGCCCGGCCGAGCTGCTGCCCTATCTCGCCTGGGCGCTCTCCGTTGACCGCTGGGATTTTAACTGGCCGGAAGCGACCAAACGTAAGGTGATCGCCTCCTCCTTTTTCGTCCATCAACATAAAGGGACGCGCAGCGCCATTCACCGGGTGGTTGAGCCGCTCGGCTTCCTGATTGAGCTGCGTGAGTGGTGGCAGGATAACGCCGAACCCGGCACTTTCCGGCTGGTGATTGGCGTCCAGGAGAACGGTATTACCGAGGAGACGTACCAGGAGCTGGAGCGGCTGATTAACGATGCCAAACCAGCAAGCCGGCATTTGACGGAGCTGAATATAAGTCTCAGCAGCCAGGGCGAGTGCTACGTTGGCGCGGCCTGCTACCTTGGCGAGGAGCTGACGGTCTACCCTTACAGCCCGGAAGAGATTGTTGTCGGCGGCGAAAGCTATGCGGCATCGGCGATCCACCTGATTGATAGCCTCACTATCACGGTTTAATCCTCCCCTTCGGGCTACGGCCCGTTTTTTTATTTACCCTGTTGTGTGCCCCTCAGACCAACCCCGCCGCGTGGCGTCCGCCAGGTGCTGAACGGAAAATATCGCTACCGTTCACTGCTCAACAAACCTGAGAGAATCCCATGTCTGTAAAATATTTCGCGATTTTAACTAATCAGGGCGCGGCAAAGCTGGCGAACGCCACCGCGCTTGGGACGACGCTTAACCTCACGCAGCTGGCCATCGGGGATGGCAACGGCACGCTACCGGTACCGGACGCGGCGCAAACCCGGCTTATCAATCAGACACGCATCGCGCCGCTCAATGCCCTGTCGGTCGACCCGGAGAACCCAAGCCAGATAGTAGCGGAGCAGATTATCCCGGAGAATGAGGGTGGGTACTGGATCCGCGAGCTGGGTCTGTTCGATGACGAAGGGGTCTTGATTGCGGTGGCGAACTGCCCGGAGACCTACAAACCGCAGCTACAGGAAGGTAGCGGACGCACACAGACCATTCGCATGGTGGTGGTCGTCTCCTCAACGGCAGCCGTGACGTTAAAAATCGATCCGTCGGTGGTGCTGGCGACACGTAAATACGCCGACGATCTGCTGGCCGGACACCTGAAGGCGGCGAATCCCCATCCGCAGTATCTACAGATTGCCGATATTGCCACATTCACCCCGGTCGGCGTGCCGCTGCCCTACCCGTCCGCCACTCCGCCTGACGGCTGGCTTAAATGCAACGGCGCGGCCTTTAATAAAGGGCAGTATCCAAAGCTGGCGGCCCTGTTTCCCTCAGGCAATTTGCCGGATCTGCGCGGTGAGTTTATTCGCGGGTGGGATGATGGGCGCGCAGTGGATAGCGGGCGCGCCCTTTTAACCAGTCAGGCTGATGAGATAAAAAAATTCACGCTTAAATATCTAGGCCCAGGAGCGGGAACAGGTTCAACGACAGTTTTTGCATTGCAAAGCGGTATGAACCCGATCTATACCAGCGGGATTAGCCAGGCGGTAAACAGTTCTACTGCCGATGCGTTTCAGATTCCGGGTGGGAATGAAACCCGCCCACGCAACGTCACCTTTAACTACATCGTCAGAGCAGCGTAATCCTCTCTATATCCCAGCGGGCATCGCCCGTTTTTTTGCCCGCCCTGTTGTGTGAGTTCACAACCAACGCCCCTTAATGGTGTTTGCCTGCGGCTGAACGGAAAATATCGCCATCGTTCACTTCTCAACAAACAACCTGAGAGCGTATGCATGACCGCAAAATATTTCGCTATTTTGACTAACCTGGGGGCAGCAAAGCTTGCCAACGCCGCCGCGCTGGGCACGCAAATCAACCTGACGCAGATGGCCGTCGGCGATGCCAATGGCCAGTTGCCCACGCCCGACCCAGCGCAGACCACACTGATTAACCAGAAGCGTATCGCGCCGCTAAACCGGCTCTCGATTGACCCAAAAAATAGCAGCCAGATTGTTGCTGAACAGGTGATTCCGGAAACCGAAGGTGGCTTCTGGATCCGTGAAATTGGCCTCTATGACGATGCTGGCGTGCTGATTGCGGTGGCGAACTGCCCGGAAACCTATAAACCGCAGCTGCAGGAGGGTAGCGGACGCACGCAGACCATCCGTATGGTGGTGGTCGTCTCCTCAACGGCGGCGGTGACGCTGAAAATCGATCCGTCGGTAGTGCTGGCTACCCGCCAGTACGCTGATGAGCTACTTGATAACCACCTCAAGGCCGCCAATCCGCACCCACAATATGCGCTGCTCGCCAGCCCAACCTTTACGGGCATCCCGAAGGTTCCGGATACGCCTATCGGTAACTACGGTCAGCAGATTGCCAATACCAAATATGTGCATGATGTCGTGGCAAGTGATGTCTACATTCTGCCGGTCGGTGCACCGGTCGCCTGGCCACTCGCGGAGCCACCACTAGGCTGGCTCATCTGCAACGGCGCCACGTTCGACAAAACAAAGTTTCCGCGCCTGGCGGCAGCGTACCCGGCCGGTTTAGTGCCGGATCTGCGCGGCGAGTTTATTCGCGGCTGGGATGCAGGACGTAATGTGGATCCTGCACGTGCGTTACTAAGCTGGCAGAAAGGGACCATTAATATCAACGATCCTTCACTCAGCTCGGTAAACCTGGCAAGCCCAATTCATGCCAATGACAACGTGGCCACTGCCAGGAGTGACTTCGGATTAGACCCTGTGATGAAAAGCGATTATGCAAATGTGATGAATGCGCTTTTTGTCACCCATGATGCCGCAGCTGATATAGATGCCGGCGGGTTTGCCGGAGGCTATGGCAGCACCCGTCCACGCAACATTGCCTTTAACTACATTGTGAGAGCCGCATAATGACCACCGCAATTTTGAACGAAAATCACCTGGCCAGCCAGGCGGGCACTGTCACCGTCTATAACTTTGACGCGTTGAGCCGCGAGTGCCTTGGCAGCACCGTCGAGTATCTTGCCGTCGGCGTCGGCATTCCGGCGAACTCCACGCTTGATAAGCCTTTAGCAGCGAAATCGGGTTTTGCAGTACGCCGCAACGCAGCGCTGGATGGCTGGGAGTATGCCCCCGATCATCGCGGCAGCGAGGTGTATGACAAAATCACCGGCGAGAAAAAGACGCTGACGCAGTTGGGCGACTACCCGGACGATGTCACCCCGCTTGCCCCCGCCACCCCCTATGACGTCTGGAACGGCAGCGCCTGGGTAACGGATGATGCCACACAGCAGGGCGCGCAAATCGCGCAGGCAGAGCAGACCAAAATCCGTCTGCTCAACAATGCGAAAAACACTATCAGCCTGTGGCAGACCGAACTGCAACTCGGCATCATCAGCGATGATGATAAAACGCAGCTTATCGCCTGGATGCGCTACATTCAGGCTCTACAGAAAGTCGATACGGCAACCGCGCCCGATATCGCCTGGCCTGAACAACCGCAATAAAAGATGACGGGCTGCGGCCCGTTTTGCCGGGTGGCACTGCGCTTACCCGGCCTACAACATCCTCAGGCCTGATAACGCGACGTCGCCATCAGGCCTTTTCCGTCGGGTTGTCCCGCCTGGCAGCCAACCGCATTCGATAGCCTCTTCCCCAGAGCGCCCACGACAATAGCGTTTACTCAATCGCAAACCTGAGAGTGAACGCCTGACTATGAAATATTTTGCCATTTTGACTAACCAGGGTACCGCGAAGCTTGCGAACGCCACCGCGCTCGGCACGCAGCTGAAGCTGACCCATATGGCCACCGGTGACGGTAACGGCAGCCTGCCAACGCCCGATCCCGCACAAACGAAGCTGGTTAACCAGAAACGTATTGCGCCACTGAATATGCTGTTCGTCGACCCTGGTGACGCGAATCAGATTATCGCCGAACAGGTCATCCCCGAGAACGAAGGCGGTTTCTGGATCCGCGAAATCGGCCTTTATGACGCCGATGGCACGCTGATTGCCGTTGCTAACTGCCCGGAGACCTATAAACCGCTTCTGCTGGAGGGCAGCGCCCGCACACAAACCCTGCGTATGGCGCTGGTGGTCTCTGCTACCTCGGCGGTGAGCCTGAAGATCGACCCGGCGGTGGTGCTGGCGACTCGCAAGTATGTCGATGACAGAGCGCTTGGAGTACAGGTCTATGCTGATGAGGTAATGAAAAAACACCTGGCTACCGATAACCCACATGCGCAGTATGCATCTGTGAAAGCAATGGCAGCCGAACTGGAGAAGAAGCTGGATAAGGGCGTTACAGGGATAACACTGCCGGCCGGATATAACATCCCCTTTCATATCCGCAATACGCAGGGTCTGATCTACACCGCAACATCGCCTGGCACTTACACTAACGAGCCGGAGTTTGACAGCGAGTTTTTCGATGTCATGGCCATGCGGCACTCAGAAAACAAAGGCGGTGAAGTCACGTTTATTGCCGTAAGCAAGTCGGGAAAAATCGCGACCGCAGCGCTTTCCGGTGATGATTTCTCCGGCTGGAATCCTCTTCTTGACTTTACACACACCACCCCGGCAGGGCGCCAACTTATTGGCAAAAATAACGCCGGTGAGATGGTGGAATACCTTGGCCTCAATTCTATCCCCGGACGTTTATTGAATTTCCGAAAAATAACTACTTCTGGGATCTACACGCCTACGGCGGGAACCCGCTGGATTATTGTTGAACAGACGGGCGCGGGCGGCGCAAGCGGCAATCTAACCGCAACCAGCACAGGTGAGAATGCGATTAGCGCAGCAGGTTCAAACGGTACGTATGCAAAAGCGCTTATTACGGCAGGTTTCAGCTCAGTTAATGTGACTATCGGCTCCGGTGGCCAGCCTAATGGCGGCGCAGGTGGCAATGGCGGCAATGGCGGAACAACTTCATTTGGCTCGCTGGTGATTTGCCCTGGCGGCAAAGGCTCCGGCGTGGGGTACTCAAATTTGCCGCCCTTTAACAACGGCGGTGCAACAGGCTCCGCCCAGCCTACTGGGGTCGGTATTCTTTACTCCCTTTATGGCATCAGTTCCCCCTGGCCGACCGTAGTGGCCGTCGGTCAGGGCAGTAATTTTACGGCAACCACACCCACGCCGCTGGGGCGATACGGTATGGGTGGTGATGGGCTGGTAAGTAATGAATCTGAGAAGGCAAAAACCGGTAATGCGGGGAGTTCAGGTTACGTAATTGTTTGGGAGTACGCGTAATGGCAATTTATGCAGTAGTTGAAAAAGGTGTAGTGACAAATATCGTCGAATGGGATGGGCAATCTGCATGGAAACCGGACGCGGGGGATGTTATCCATTCCAGCGTTCCCGTAAGCCCGGGCTGGTTATATGACGGACATAATTTTATTGCGCCGGAGAGCGATGGAATACCGCCCCTTTAACCTCAAATAGTGAATTACATGACAACGACGCCGTGGAAAACCCACGGCGTTTTATATTATGCATCCTACAGGCCATCACCGGTTGTGCCATCCTTTAGCCAATCCTCTCCGCTCGCACCCGCTCTTCAGACACTCGAAAATAGCACTCACCCCAACACCACGGAGTTAAACGGATGAGTGATTATCATCATGGCGTTCAGGTCGTCGAAATCAACGATGGCACGCGCGTCATTTCCACAGTCTCAACGGCCATTGTCGGCATGGTTTGTACCGCCAGCGATGCAGACGCGGGGATGTTCCCCCTCAATGAACCGGTTCTGATCACTAACGTGCAGAGCGCGATTGCCAAAGCGGGCAAACAAGGCACGCTGGCGGCTTCGCTGCAGGCGATTGCCGACCAGGCGAAACCGGTGATTATTGTTGTTCGCGTTGCCGAAGGCAGCGGTGAGGATGCCAAGGCGCAGACCCTTTCCAACATCATCGGAACCACCGACGAAAACGGTAAATATACCGGCCTGAAAGCGCTGCTGACCGCCGAAGCGGTGACCGGCGTGAAACCGCGCATTCTCGGCGTACCGGGTCTCGATAGCCTCGAAGTCGCTACCGCGCTGGCACCGATCTGCCAGAAGCTGCGCGCCTTTGGTTATGTCAGCGCCTGGGGCTGTAAAACCATTTCTGAAGCGATCAAGTATCGCGAGAACTTCAGCCAGCGCGAACTGATGGTCATTTGGCCGGATTTCCTCGCCTGGGATACCGCCAGCAACAGCTCTTCTGTCGCTTACTCAACGGCTCGCGCGCTGGGCATGCGTGCGGCGATCGACCAGTCCGCCGGCTGGCATAAAACCCTCTCCAATGTCGGCGTCAATGGCGTTACCGGCATCAGCACCCCGGTGTTCTGGGATCTGCAGGAGTCGGGCACCGATGCCGATCTGCTGAACGAAGCGGGCGTTACCACGCTGATTCGTAAAGATGGCTTCCGTTTCTGGGGCAACCGCACCTGCTCCGACGATCCGCTGTTCCTGTTTGAAAACTACACCCGCACCGCGCAGGTGATTGCCGACACCATGGCTGACGCGCATATGTGGGCGGTGGACAAACCGATCACCGCATCGCTGATTCGCGACATCATCGACGGCATCAATGCCAAATTCCGCGAGCTGAAAAGCAATGGCTACATCATCGATGCCACCTGCTGGTTCGATGAAGAGGCTAACGACGCCGCATCGCTGAAGGCGGGCAAGCTCTATATCGATTACGACTATACGCCGGTGCCGCCTCTGGAAAACCTGACCCTGCGCCAGCGCATCACGGATAAGTATCTGGCGAACCTGGTCTCCTCAGTTAACAGCAAGTAAGGAACAGATAGATGGCAATGCCGCGAAAACTTAAATATATGAACGTGTTCCTCAATGGCTTTAGCTATCAGGGGATCGCCAAATCCATCACGCTGCCGAAGCTGACCCGCAAGCTGGAGAACTACCGTGGCGCAGGCATGAACGGCGTAGCACCGATTGATATGGGTCTTGATGACGAAGCCCTGTCGATGGAGTGGTCGCTGGGCGGCTTCCCGGATGCCGCCATCTGGGAACTCTATGGTGCCACCACCGCGGATGCGGTTCCGATTCGCTTTGCCGGCTCCTACCAGCGCGACGACACCGGCGAGACGGTTGCCGTTGAAGTGGTCATGCGTGGTCGTCAGAAAGAGATCGACACCGGTGAGAACAAGCCGGGCGAAGATACCGAGTCCAAAATCTCCGTGGTCTGCAGCTACTTCAAGCTGACGATGGATGGCAAGGAGCTGGTGGAAATCGACACCGTCAACATGGTGGAGAAAGTGAACGGCGTCGATCGCCTTGAGCAGCACCGCCGTAACATCGGCCTGTAATAACCGCCCGGTCAGCCTGCTGGCCGGGTACCTTTTCCCGCGAAGAAGAGAGTGAGGATGCCATGAGCAACGAAACTGACAACGTGATTACCCTGGAAACGCCGATTAAGCGCGGTGAGCAGCTGATTAACAGCGTGACGCTGATGAAACCCAACGCCGGTACGCTGCGCGGATTGAGCCTGGCGTCGGTGGCGAATGCCGATGTCGATGCGCTGATCAAAGTGCTGCCGCGCATCACCTCCCCGTCGCTGACGGAGCAGGAAGTGGGCGCCCTCGACCTGGTCGATATGGTCGCGCTGGCGGGCAAGGTGGTCGGTTTTTTGTCACCGGCTTCGGCACAGTAACTTTTCCGGCCTCTCTGTCGGTTGACGATCTGATGGCGGACATCGCGGTGATCTTTCACTGGCCGCCGTCAGAACTCTACCCCCTGAGCCTGACAGAACTCATCACCTGGCGCGAGAAAGCGCTACAGCGAAGCGGAAACAGATATGAGTAACAGCGCAAAATTAGAGGAATTGCTCACGGCTGTTGATCAGGCGACGCGCCCGTTTCAATCGTTGCAGACAGAGAGTCTCTCTCTGTCTGACAGCGTGAAAGGAACGGAGAAAAACCTGCGCAGCTTGTACACCCAGCTTGCGCAGGTCGACGACATCATGCGCGCGGAAAAAGCCCTTGCCTCCGTCAATGCGCAGCTGAGCGACATCAAACAGAACAGGCAAAATGCCGCCAACGGCACAGCAGCGCCAGCGATTATCGATCCCTGGAGCGGAAAACCCAGGTCGGAGAAAGCGCTCAAAAAGGAACGTCTTACCCTGCGCAGAACGATCAAAGCTAATAAGACCTCCCTGAAGACAGCCGGTATTGAGGCGAGAACGCCGTTATCCGCGCGACTCCAGCTCAATAGCCGTATCAGCGATGAGTCGGCACAGTTGATCACCCAGCGCCAGGCGCTCAAACAGGAGCAGCACCAGAAGCGCCAGCTACGTGCGGCAAAAATCCAGGCCGTGCAGCAGCGCATTCTGGGTGCGGGCGAAAAGGTCTCCGCCATTGGCGAGAGAGGCAAGTCGATTGCCACCACCGGCTTTGAACTCGGCAAAAAAATTATGCAGCCGGGCTATGAAGCCTCGCTGAAAAACAGCCCGCTTGCGCCGGCTGCGGCGTCCGATAACGCAGAGCCCGGTGCGCAGAACAGCCCCCCCGCTTCAGGAACAGCGGTCGCTACGCTGCAAAACGGCTCGGGAACAGCCGTTGCTACCCTGCAAAACAGTACCGGAGCTCCGGGAACGGCGGTCGCAGCACTGCAGAATAGCGCTGCCGGCCCCGCCGCGGCGATGCAGGGCAGTGTCGGCAACCTGGGTACCGATCTTGAGGCGCTGCAGGCGGCTTATCAGTCCCTGAGCGTTGATATTTTCAGTACCCAGGAGTCATCCCTGCGCTCGCTGGTGCAGACTGCGACCCGCTACGTCGGGAAGTTGCAAGAGTGGGTGCAAAATAATCAGGGCCTGGTGCAGAGTTTTGGGCTTATCGCCACGGTCGTGGTGGGCATCGCGGGTGCCGTCGGCACCGTGGCGGGCGTTATCGCGCCGGTGTTCACCGGCATCAGCACGCTTATCACCATCGCGACGACGCTCGGCAGCGTATTTACCACTATTTTCGGCGGGATAGCGGCAGTGATTGGCTCACTCACGCTACCGATTGTCGCCACTATTGCCGGCATCGCGGCAGCTGCGCTGCTGATATATAAGTACTGGGAGCCGGTTAGCGCCTTCTTTGGCGGTGTCATTGAAGGCATCAAAACGGCGTTTGCCCCCATCGCCGAGTTGTTTGCGCCGTTCCAGCCGCTTTTCGAAGGTATCGGCCAGGTGATAAGTAACATTGCAGGGTGGTTCGGCGATCTGCTCACCCCCGTCAAATCCAGCCAGCAAACCCTTGAGAGCTTCGGTAACGCCGGAAAGATTTTCGGTCAACTGCTGGTTGAGGCACTGACACTGCCTTTCAAACCGCTAAAACTGCTGATCGAGGGCGTCACCTGGTTGCTGGATAAGCTTGGCGTTATTAATAAACAATCCGCTGATGCCAGCCCGGATAAGCAAACCCAACCGACCACTGGCGGTGCAGCGTTTGGCATGGTGCAACCTCCACGCTTAGACAATTATCAGGCGGCGCGCCCTGCGACCGGCGGATCCTATGTCGATCAAAGCAAGAGCGAATACAACATCACTCTGCAGGGAGATATGTCATCCGGCGGCGATGGCACGCGCCAGTTAAGAGATCTGCTGGCGCAGCACGAGCAGGAGAAACGCACTAACTCCCTTTCACAATTCAGCGCGGCAGGAGGATTTGCCTCATGATGCTGGCACTTGGGCTTTTTGTATTTATGCGCCAGACCCTCCCTTACCAGAGCATGAAAAGGGAGAGCAACTTTAGCTGGGCCAGCAACGCGCGGGTCGGTAAGCGCGATGCCTATCAATTCACCGGCCCCGGGAGCGAGACTATTGATATTACTGGCGAACTCTTCCCGGAGCTCACTGGCGGTACGCTGTCGCTCTCGGCGGTACGTCTGATGGCGGAACAGGGCAAGGCCTGGCCGCTGATTGATGGTACGGGCATGATTTACGGCATGTATGTCGTTAATAACGTTAGCGAAACCGGTACCCTTTTTTACCCGGACGGATCGCCGCGCAAAATCAACTTCACCTTGAAGCTGACCCGCGTTGATGAGTCGCTGAAAGTAATGTTTGGCGATATTTATGACCAGGGTAAGCAGCTGGCGACCAACATGCTGGAGAGGTTCTGATGCTTAATGCATTCACAAACGGCTTAGCACGGGTAAAAACGCCGGCATTTTCATTAAAGCTCGGGAAGAAGGATATTACGGGCAATATTCAGTCCCGGTTGATTGCCCTGACGGTGACGGATAACCGGGGGTTCGAAGCGGATACGCTTACGCTGACACTTGATGATGCTGACGGGCAAATCGAGATGCCCGAGCGGAGCAATGTCATCACGCTGGCCATCGGCTGGCAGGGTGCTGCGCTGACTGAAATGGGCTCCTTTATTGTCGACCAGGTCAGCCACAAAGGCACACCGGATCAGGTCAGCGTCACCGCTAAAAGCGCAGATTTTCGCGGCAGCCTGAACAGCCCACAGGATAGCTCCTGGCATGATACGACGCTCGGCGCCATCGTTGAGGAGATTGCTAAACGTAATAAGCTGGACACCAGTCTGCCACCCTCGCTGGCGCAGATTAAGATTGCGCATATCGATCAGTCGAATGAGTCCGACGCAAACTTTCTGACGCGCCTGGCGCGGCGTAACGGTGCAGAGATCGCCGTCAAATCGGGCAAACTGTTTTTCATCGTCCCGGGGATGTGTGTAGTAGGCGGCGAAACAATGCCCTCCGCCACGATAGCCCGTAGCGATGGCGACAGCCATGATTTCTCGGTTGCCGATCGCATCAACTACTCTGGCGTCACGGCGCATTGGCAAGATACCGCCACGCCAAAAAACCAGAACACGATTCAGCTACAGAGAACATCATCGCAACAGAAGCTCACGCCCATTTCCCATCCGCAGGCGGTCAGTAGCCAGGCAGCCTCAAATGGGAAAAGCGAGCCGACAGACTACACAGCAGGCTCAAAAGAAAACGTTCTGATTCTATCCACGACGTTCGCGAATAAAGAGGAGGCGAAGCTGGCAGCTGAAGCCCAATGGAGCGAGATCCAGCGCAACGCGGCGAAATTTTCAATTACCCTTGCGCAGGGCAGAGCAGACTTGCGTCCCGAAACGCCGGTGATAGTGACTGGATTCAAAAATGTGATTAACGCCAGGATGTGGGTCGTCAAAAAAGTGACCCATACCATGAACACTCAGGGTTTTGTCAGCAGCGTGGAGCTGGAGGTTCGCATCAATGATGTTGAGTATGAAGCAAAATAAAAATCACAAATGCATTATTTAATTTGTATTTGCAAGATTGGAGGCTATCATAGCTAGCATAAACACGAAGGAGACCCCATTATGATGCATTGTCCGGTATGCCAGCAGGCCGCGCATGCGCGCTCAAGCCGCTACCTCAGTACCGAAACCAAAGAGCGTTATCACCAGTGCCAGAACGTTGAGTGTGGTTGTACGTTTGTCACCCATGAATCGCTGGCACGCTATATTGTCCGGCCTGTGGCAGCGCCCACCGCTTCGCCTGCCAGCCTGCGCTAACGTCGCACCTCATTAAGCCTGCATCCGCAGGCTTTTTTTATGCCTGTAGATCGCCCGTTTCTCTGCCGCCACTCTGCCGCCACAGCCAATAAAAAAGGGGCTAGCATTACGCTAACCCCTTGTTCTATAACACGCTTTGGATGTAGCGCGTGCGCAATCTTAGTTAAGACGCTTTCAATTTACATTAAATAAAATCAATAATTTATAAATTTTTCAATAAGTTACGCACATCCTAAATATGCTTTAGACCAGCCTGGCACATCCTCTGTGGTCATTCAGTGGACATTGCCGCGCTAAGGGGATTCAGCTCGACAGCTTGCTCTAAATGATCAGGGGCAAAATGCGAATATTTCATAGTTTCGCGGATGTTGGCGTGCCCAAGGATTTTTTGCAAAACCAAAATGTTTCCGCCTTGCATCATAAAATGCGCACCAAACGTATGGCGTAAAACGTGAGTTTTTTGCCCTTCGGTAAGTTCGATATTGGTAAGCAGAAGCATTTTCTTAAAATCCTGATAGCAGGGCTTGAACATACGCCCCTGCCGATTGACCAGCTCCTCATAAAGATATTTTGGGATTGGAACCGTGCGATTTTTTTTGCCTTTGGTTTTGGTGAACGTGAGTTTGCAGGGCGACAGCTGCGAACGAGTTAACCTTTCGGCCTCACTCCATCGCGCGCCGGTAGCCAAGCAGACCCTCACTATCATCGTCAGATCTTCTTTGCCGTATCTTTTACAGGCATCAAGGAGTTGCAGGATCTGTTCAAGGGTGAGCCATGACATTTCCTTTTCGGCTTCCTTAAATATGCGAATCCCCTCAAGCGGGTTAGGTAAACTCCACTCCCCTAGCCTTTTGAGCTCGTTAAATACGGCGTCAAGATAGTGCTGCTCACGGTTCACCGTTATCGGCTTTGCGATCCATTTGTTTTTGTCTTTATGGAAACCGTTGTCGATTTCACCTCGTAAACGCCGGTCACGATAGTGCGCCCAATCCTTGGCGGTAATTTGCGATGCAACAGGATCACCCATCCCGTTGCAGACTATCTTCAGCTTTGCCAGTCTCGACCTATTAGCCACAAGGGCTTGTCCGTGGAGATTATGCCAAAGCATTATCAGCTCGCTTAGCTTGCGCCTGTCTTCCTTTTCCGATAGCCACGGCTTATTTTGCGCTTCGTCGCGATAGTACTGTTCATAAGAAACTGCCTCGCCTTTGGTAGCAAAGCGCTTCCGCACACGCCGACTATCGCGGCCATCAACGCGAAAATCACAAAGCCATTCACCTGACGGGAGTTTTTTTACTGCCATGATTAAATATTTTTACTCAGTGTCAAAAAAACCATGCCTACGCAGTCGATCTCATCAACTTTGCATTCAAACTGTGAAGAGCTGTTTTTTACAATTAGCTTGTTGCCTGGCAGGCGAGATATGTCGTAAACATCGCAGGTTCCATCAACGTCAATGAGCCACCGACCATTCGCGATATTCTTGACATCAAGATCAACAAGCCAGCGAAAACCATTTTTCTCAATCAGAGCAGGCTTTTCTGTATTAGCCTCAAGAAGCGATTCATCACAAAACCACATGCCAACATAATCCATCTTTCCTGTTTGTATGTTGTATTTGGGTATCTGCTTTAAACCGGCCGGAGAAACAGCGAGCGGCTCTTCAATTGCTTTGTCTTTAACTCCACCATTGCCAGTGGCTAGCCAGTACAAAGATGCTCCTGTATCGAGTGCGCAGACAATAATTACATCGCCCGGAAAATGGTCGCGGCGAATCCATGCGCTCATCGTCCCGGATGGGATATTTAAATGATCCCCGAGCTCTTTTTGCAGAGTGAATCCGTAAGCCTGCATGATGCGTTGTAAAACGTCTTTACCTCCTGAAAGCTTCATAGCCTCCATAAGCTTGGAACCCTGCAAAGGGTAAGCAGCATCACTCAATCTTACATTTGCAAGATCAACTCCTTCAGAGAGCCATTTTAGGTCAACCCCTGTATCGAGTGCACATTGCACTATGTAATCACCAGGAACCTTCCCGCGTGCTACCCAATTGCTGATTGTTGGCAAAGGAATTTTTGTAAGATCAGAGTATTCCTGTCTTGTCTTAACTCCATAAGAAATAAGGATTCTTTCAATCAAATTCTTTACTGACTCGCCCTTGTTATCCAATCGGCACCTCTGAAATATTCCAATGTGATCTTTACAACAATCCACATGGAAAGTAATATTCGCTCCGCACACCGCAAATGTGCCAGAACATACCAAAAATGAACTCAACCGGAGATAGTTACTCATGCATCTTCAAATTGCAATCCCTTCAGGCCCCGACTTCCTCTCATATGACGAGTTTGCAAAGCAATACGGTTGTAGCTTGAACACTGTTAAAGAGATGGTTAAGCGCGGCGAATTGCTCCTTGTGCCGCGCACCCGCGAGGGTGGCCTTGGTCGCATCAACATGATTGCCTTTCGTGCAAAGTTGTTAGCTCAGGCAATGAATTCACGCTACGCCGTGTTTCAGTAACTTAATTTTGTAAGATAAAAGGATTTACTGCATGTTAGATTTTCGTGTTTCCTCACATGATCACTTTGATGACGCCTGTCGGAAATTCTCTGCATCACATAACGTCCGAGAACTGGCAGTTAAAGCGGGCATCAAGCCGCACACTCTTTGGAATAAGCTCAACCCTCAACAACCGCACCAGTTAACGCCCCGCGAAATCTGGACGCTTACAGACCTGACCGAAGACTCAACTCTCGTTGATGGTTTTCTCGCGCAGATTCATTGTCTGCCATGCGTGCCGGTTAATGAGCTGGCTCAGGAAAAGCTGCAAACCTATGTCATGCGCGCCATGAGTGAGCTCGGCCAACTGGCCGGCAATGCGGTTTCGCAAGAGCGCCTTACTCCATCACGTAAAAACAGCATGATAGAAAGCGTTAACTCGGGCATTCGCATGCTTTCGCTGACCGCACTGGCATTGCAGGCGCGCCTCCAGGCTAACCCGGCTATGTCGAGCATGGTTGATGCAGTAAACGGCCTCGGTGCTTCTTTAGGGTATATGTGAGGCGATGATGAGTAATGAACCGTCGTTCGCGTCCCTCCTGGTTAAGCAAAGCCCTTCCATGCATTACGGGCATGGCTGGATCGCAGGAAAAAACGGTAAGCGCTGGCACCCGTCACATGGTCAGTCAGAACTGTTAAATAGTTTACAGACGAAGCGCAAACCGTCAGCGGTTGAAATTTTGCTGAGAATTATTAAGAGGTCAAAATGAACGGATTAAATAGCACTGCTGGAAATATTCCGGCGACAACGTTATTTAACAATTCTGATTGCACAAAGGCAGAGCCGCAGACAATGAGCGGCGAAGAATGCCTCGCCCGCTTTCATCAGAAATTAAAAATGACTGAGAATCGTGCGCTGCGTAATTTTAATAAACTTGATGACAATTTTAAATTCGTCGTTATGACACTGGCTAATCGCGCTAATCCCTGCGCATTTCGTACTGAGGAGATCGGCAAACCGTTTGAATATTTCGACGTTAACCGCCGCAAAATGATAATTATCGCTATGAATGAAATCGCGCGTTGGGGAAGCATCCTGCCCCGCCGACTTTCAATTCATGAATGCATCTTAGCTAAATAAATAAACCCGAAATTAATGGCGTAAACCCGCCGGGCTTCTCATTGCCCGTAATCAGGAGAGTTAATTATGTGTAATACCACTACTAGTACCATTAAAACCACACTTGATAAGTCTGGCCTTAACCAGCTGCTGACGGACGCGCGGATGCAAGAGCGCCGTGCGCGTGCGGAAGTTATGGCAAGCCGTATGGTTAACCTGGCTAACCACATTAAAACCAACCAACTCGACATTAACGAAGCGCTAGAACTGTTGTTGCAGGAAAGCGAAATTTATCGCCATCAGGCTATGGAGATCCACTAATGGCCGATGCAATGGATCTCATTCAGCAACGCGAGCAGGAAGAACGCGAGCGCCTTATCAGCATCGCGCGCAGCCGTGTCTCTGCACCTTCCCGCTTTACCTGCGAAGATTGCGACGCACCAATCCCGAAAGCCCGCCGTATGGCGATACACGGTGTCGCGCTCTGCGTGACCTGCCAGCAGATAGCAGAGCTCAAAACCAGACATTACCGGGGCGTGTAAGTGGCAATTTCTTACGCTTACGCCTGGAATGCTCCTCGCTCAGCAATAGCCAGCCCGTATCTGACCTATTCAGAACAGCATCGCCGCGATCGCATGATTGCGGCGATGCTGCATGCGCGCAAAGCGTTATCCCTCCAGCCTGAATGTGTGCGCTATGACGTGATGCGCACTGCTGCCACGCTTGAGCAACATCACGACAGTCAGCGAGCCAATGCCTTTTTAATCAGCTTCTGCAAAAAAGCATTGCCGCGCCTTGAACTGGTCGCAAGAAAATACCAGGCCTCCGGCATCAGGAGCGACGTTTCTGCCGCTGTATTCAACGGACATTTCGACACAAAAGAGCAGCAGTATATGGCTTCGCGTCTGGTGAATATGGTCGCGCGTTACAACCGGCTCCCGGATATGTCGAAAGCCGATATCGATCTGCTGTCGGCTGATATCGCCAACTTTATCCGCTCAGAACTGGCAGACAATGACGACACCGAAGCCGGTGAGCTGAAAACGCTGTATCGCTGGTATATGCGCGCCGGAATGATTGCGTTGCAGTTCAACGTAACGCCGCCCCACTGGCAGCGCGTAACAAAGAAATATGCAGGCCAGGACGAAATCGCCCCTGCTGTCATGCGCATGTTTAACGAAACATGGTGGCGTGGCCGGTTGCGCCGGGTAGCAGCTGCATGGCGTGAACATCTGCAAATTGCCGTCGGTAACGTCAGCAAGAAAAAGCATGTTTACGCGAGTAAAGACTGCGTGACTGACTGGCGCGAGCAGAAGCGCCGCACCCGCGAGTTTCTGAAAGGGCTGGAGCTTGAGGACGAAGACGGGAACCGCATCAGCCTCATCGATAAATATGATGGCTCGGTCGCTAATCCGGCCATACGCCGCTGCGAGCTGATGACCCGCATCCGTGGCTTTGAAAATATCTGCAACGAGCTGGGCTATGTGGGTGAGTTTTACACGCTGACCGCGCCGTCGAAATATCACGCCACAACAAAAGCGGGCTACCGTAATCACAAGTGGAACGGCGCGAGCCCGTCCGACACACAGGGCTATTTAACCTCACTCTGGGCACGCATCCGCGCCAAACTACACCGGGAAGATATCCGCATATTTGGCATTCGCGTTGCGGAACCACACCACGACGCCACCCCGCACTGGCACATGCTGATGTTTATGCTGCCGGAAGATGTTGAGCGCGTGCGTAAGATCATCCGTGATTATGCGTGGCAGGAAGATGAAAGTGAGCTCAGGAGTGACAAGGCGAAAAAGGCACGTTTTCATGCTGAAGCCATCGATCCGGAGAAGGGAAGCGCAACGGGCTATGTTGCTAAATACATTTCAAAAAATATTGATGGTTACGCTCTCGACAGTGAGAAAGACGATGAAAGCGGTGAGCTACTGAAAGAGACGGCTCCCGCAGTTTCTGCCTGGGCGGCTCGCTGGCACATCCGTCAGTTTCAGTTTATCGGTGGCGCGCCGGTGACCGTATACCGTGAATTACGCCGTCTGGCTGATACCGAGACCGCCCACGGTCTGAGTGTAGAATTTGCAGCGGTACATGATGCCGCTGACGCGGGTGACTGGGCAGGCTATGTCAATGCGCAGGGCGGCGCGTTTGTGCGCCGTGACGAATTGCAGGTGCGGACGCTTTATGAGCCACGCGCTGAGTTTAACCAGTACGGTGAGGAGACTGTCTGCATTCGTGGCGTCTACGACGCAACGGTCGGCGCTGACTCCCCTGTCTTGACCCGCCTCACGCAGTGGAAAATTGTTCCGAAGCGTGCCGTTGATTTGGCCGTTGATTTTAAGGGCGCGACCGCGCCCTCTCGGAGTTCTGTCAATAACTGTACGGGAAGCGAAAGCGATCCACCGGCACTGGACTTATCTAAACCCCTAAACCGTTATGAGAGACGCCAGCTTACAAACCGCTTACGGGGCAATAAAACCACTGTGCATCGCCACTTTTCACTCGGGACGCCAGAGCAGGACGTAGCAATAGCCAGAACTGTTGACGAAATTCACCTTTTAACCGGGATCACTTTAAATCGGGGCGAAGCGCTGCACCTTATAGCGCACGGTAAAAGTCGCATCGGTGGAAAGTGGTATCGTGGATCTGATAATGGGGATATTTTCCCATCATCACCTTCGCATAACGAACGTTCAAAAAAACTTTTAGGACGCGTCACGTCATTGGCTCGTAACAGCTTCAATGTTCAATAAGTCGCTATTTCAAGCACCTACAAAAATGTTGCATTGTTAATTTTTCTTCACAATTTTAGAGATTACATGCATACTGTACATGCATACAGTAAAATATTTTGTGGGGGTTTGATGTTTAGTGAGCAAAGCAGCCGGGCAGAGCTGAAATGGTCTTTTGTACAATTCATTGCTGATGTGGCAATAAATGCAGATTGCCGCCCCGCAGACTTAAAGCTTGCGCTTGCTCTTATTGCTGAATTAGCGAACGACGAACACAGCAAACGAGAAGAAGATATTTTTTATAATGCTGAATAACTTATGTTTGGACGATGCTGAAAATACCAAGAAGGTAAGCTGAGATTATTAACGCTGCGATGCGATAACTTGTTTATCGTGTTGCAGCGTTGGGCAGCGAGCATAGCGAGGCGACAGGAGAACATATGGGCGTTAAAGATAGCAATTATCAAGTAGTTAAACGTGGCGAAGGCTTACCAAGGTTTGTAGATGGAGGCTGGGTCTTTTTCCAGCGCCTGAAAGAATATGGCGGCGGCTTTTGGGTAGGTCGAACATATACGGATGCGTTTATTTTCGGTATAGAAAGGCCGGTTTCGCTCATTGAGGGCATGCAATTTATGATTGTAGTCAATTCAGCTGAATCAAGATATATGGAATTTTTAACAACGGAGGAAGATCCAAATTTATCATTATTCTAATGCTTATAAAAAACAAATAGATCAAAGGGATAGCCCTTTATAGCGGGCTATCAATACCATCTATTATATTTGAGATATAAATAAGAAACGACTAAGAACCATATAAACGTAAGAACACCAGAATAGTCGGGGATGAACGTAATAAATAAAAAGGCACCTGCCAGTATAAGGGCGATGGGAACTAAGTGAGAGTGTGCGCCCCATAAAAACAAGAAAAACCTTTTCATTTTTTTAACATCTCGTACAAGGCGTCACCGATAACCTCTTCATTATTTCCACCGGATTGAAACTCGTAAATTACTTTCGACATTTTAGGTTCGATAAGAAAATACAGCATCTCTAACTTTTCTTGATAAAGAATTTGATAATATTCCGAATCCTGAAATTTAAGTTTCCTTGCTGCCTGTGCCGCTACCTCAGCCTTAGAATAAAATGTCGTTAGTTGAACAAACCAAGTGGACATTTGATTCACGTTTCGAATAAATGACTCTTGAAAATCACCACTGCTTACGATCAATTTGGCAATAGTAAATGAAACGGCGAGCTTGCTTGAGCGGTCAGCTGCATAATAAGCTCTCTCTCCAATCTTCTCCTTTAAGTAAGAAACAAGCGTATTACTTTTGCTTTCCCCGAGGCGCTTGAAAGCTTTGCGAAAGTAAAGTTCGACCATATCAAGCACGACATCATTTCTTTTGTATATTTCTAGCAAGGACAAATACAAGCGCTTATCTTCGCTCCATTGCTCATGGCAAGTACTTCTATAATATTCATTAGTAACGAAGCATGAGCCATAATTAATAAGCCTTTGACTACCGAGTTTCACTTTTTCAATGGTTTCCATTTGACCTTCATGGATCTCTCTTAAAGCCTTCGTAACAGCTACAGCCATATTCCTGTCTGTTTCCGATTTCCACTTAAGATAGTTTTGTGCCATTTTCATGTGCCTTGTTGTAACATTGTAGGTTAATGATTGATCATGGTCGCTCACAGGGGCAAGGTTGAAGATGAAAAAAAGTCGAAAAATACTCATTTATGTTGCAGCTGCAATTATTTCATTTCTAATAATTCCCGAAATTATATTAAGGACGGTTCCTAATGACATTCTTGCCAGACTTAGCGACTTTACGAGCCTGGGTGGTTTGTTCAGTCCCTTCCTCTCGTCAATTGTATTTTTTGCGGTTTCATCGATATTAATCGGCATTCTGGCCGTGTATGTAGTGGGTAAAATTTATCGTGCTATAACACGTGAGAAGCATTAATAATCGCGCGTTAAAATACGACATATCCCCTCTTCAGTGTGCTGCATGCATTACTGCATCGTTTTGCATGCGTCACGTAATTTTCGAGATGCTGAGCGGTGCCAGTGCTGTCAAGGATCTGTTGACCCGATGCAACTGCATTAAAATCGACACGCGAAGCGGGCAGGCGAGGCGGGGAAAGCACTGCGCGCCGGGGACATAAATAATTGATTTATTCATGGCCTCAGTGGGGTGCTGAGGATATGGGGGCGGGTGAGTAATTGTGTTTAAAGTCAACCGAAGAGGGTCAGTCATAGCAAATTAGTTTTATGAGATGCATGTCAGCTATGAGCGAGGTGCGGGAGTTAATACTCACAATTAACAATTAGATATGGCTAAGAAATTTTGACTATTTGGTTTGATGTTATAGTGAACAAAATTAAACTGCCGCTTAGCGGCAGTTTAGATCAATAAAACATGCTTTTAATTATCGCACACTGCGGGCAGCTTTCTATATCTTCCATCCTTAAAAAATCCGATTTAGATATAATAACTGAATTATTCATCCCAGAAAATTGAAGTTGACCGAACAAATTCACTTTGGATTTTTTTTCTGAGTATTTAGAAGCACCCTTTCGTTCTTCGACACCATTAATGACATGTAATTCCTTAGTTCTTTCCTCGTCCAATAGATGATTATGTAGAAAGTCCGAAACGTTCTCTAGTAAATCATTATCCTTTTTAGAAAAATGCCTAAGTAATATGTCCTCAAGCACTCCTGTATCTCTATCATTCTCATGATAGACATAACAACCTACCTCATGCTTACCATAAGCCATTACTGAACCATTTGATAAAGCCGTGTGCATCTCTAGCTCAGAAGTCATTTCTGAGAGTCGCCTTGGTACACCATGGTCATCAGCATCGAAAAAGAATAAAAACCTAAATTCATAATTAAAATCTTTAGAAAAGTCATCATCCCCAACCAGCTCTGAGTAAAGATTTATTAGTTGTTTTCTTTCGACACTGCGCCCATCGCCATTTAGATTGTGGAGAAGAACAATCTTATCTTCTAATTCTAACGCAACAGAAGGCAAAAGGAAGTTAGGACTCTGATACCCTAGTTTTCTATCAGCTAAGACCATTTTCCCGGCAATACCTGCAAAAAGCGTATCAAAAGGAATAGGAAAGTCTTTTATTTTCTTGTTATTGGTTTTGAATCCTGCAGTATGAAGAATTCTAGTTATAAAGGAGATATCATGCTGCCCTTCACATGCTACCACGACCACTTTATTCTTATTCATATTACCCCCTAATATCCAGAGCAATATTTTCAATTAGATATTTGAAGCGCTCCCCTTCTACCCTTTTTGAGCTAATTTTATTATCACTATTAATCATCTGGAAGCCTGTTACTTGTTCTGTTTTATAACCATTTTCAACAAATGCTGCGATACACTCACGAGAATGAGAAGTTAAAAACACCTGAACGTTAAAGGTCTCAGCAAGCTCTTGTGTTAATCGTGTAAATTCTTTTAAGAGGCTAAAGTGTATAGCTGTTTCAAATTCATCAATTAATATTACCCCATTCCTACATGAAGCAAATGCTAACGCAATATAGAAAATTCGCTGAATACCTTCTCCATAAGTTGTTAAATCAAAACTGCGATCAAGAGAGTGTTTTGATTCTACTAAGAAACGTTTAACATCCATTTCTTCAGTATAACGAATGTCGACAATGCTTTCCTCTACGCGTTTCATGAACTCTATGACAAGATTAATAGCTGTCTGTGAAAAACCATTTACTGGTGTAACCTTAAGTTCAACGCTTCGATTATAATCACTAATTGAATCATCGATATCATAAAAATATGGACTTTTGAAGGATGATGAACAAAGATGAGATACTTGGTCTGATATTCTTATCATACTTTCATGTACAAAGGTATGGACCAAATTTGAGATAACTGTGCTATCAATTTGAGATGTCAATTTATATGATGCTATATAGTCATCCTTTTTATCGACGGTAGGCTCGTCGAATTTTTCCATATTAATTGATACATCAACTCCATTAAACCGTCCATCAATTGCAATTCGATCCTGAAATACGGCATTTAAAAACACAGGACTTAATGATGGAAATTTATTTTTTTGTCTGATCAAATTAAAATGTGAGGCCATATCATTTCTTTGAGTAAGAAGATAGACCGCTTCCAAGAACGTGGTCTTAGCTGTGTTATTAAACCCTGCAAAAATATTTACTCTGTTTAACTTACTAATTTTAAAATTCTTAAGCTTCTTATACTTATTAATATTGATAAATTCAAAGTGAGATTTGACACCATATTCAAAAACAGTAGTGAAATTCCCACCCTCAATGTTTAAGCTGTTTTTCTTTGGTATGATTTTAGATAAGCTATCTTTGGCTTCATCTAGAACTCGTGTATCATCAGCACTAATTAATGTTCTATAATTATTTAAACTTCTTAATGATTCCGAAAGACTCGACAGAGCATTTTGGTAGTTTTGTTTATCAACAGAACCACTTGATACTAAACCACGAGCAAGACTTCTCTCATCTTCCATGACCTTCAAAGCATGTTCATTTTCAATAAATAAGGCGAGATCACGAATTTCTAGTGATTTTGTTATGATCGGCTCAAGTTCTCTATAATCATCGCTGTTGTCGTAACCATTGTCATCTCCATCTTCATTTTCCTTTGGTTCCTCATACATTTCAGTTTTAGAAATCCATGAGAAAAGCCGTTCTAAGTTAATTGAATTACTTGCAGAGTAACCTGCATCATTCCATCCTAACCAATTTTTGATAACTGGTTTTTTCATTATCTCTTCAAAAATACCAACCATATCGGTGGAAAACTGCTCGCTATAATCACTCATTTTATAGAGTTGAATTAAATTATAAACTCGCAGCATTGATCTAAGGCGATGCTTGGTTATCCCTAATGAGTTTACTAACTCATTTTCTTTATTAAAATATTCATCACGAGAAGCATCTTGATAAGGCTTCAAAAAATCGAACAGTAACTTTGATTGGTTAAACGTTGACCATTTCTTATTTCCACTAATGTGCTTCAATCCCATAACTATGAGATGCTTTTCATTTTCTTCTTTACTGTGAATTTCAAATGGTACGCTTCTAAATATCCCCGGATCAAGATTACCTATGTCAAAACCATTTTCGAACGCTTCCTGCAAAACTTTCAATGCAGTTACTCGGCGATTACCTTCTAGCACAAGATATCGGTTGTCGCCTAATTCTCTAACTTGGATAATATCCACATCCAAAAAACCATTTGTTTTAAAGCTTGCTAAGAGGTCGCGAATATTCTCCTGCCCTCGACCTTCAATAAAAGTACGTGTTCTTTTCTGAACTTGTGTATCTAATAGATTATCTTCACCGACAAACCTGTGATTCTCATTGTCGACGAAGCGGTAATTATTGGGATCGAGATATAGATTCTTAAGATTCCTGCTAGTTCTAGTAGTTCTCGGGGGTTCTTTAAATAATTCTGAAGTCATGGAAACTGTCCTATTAACCTTTTGATTTCAATTTATATTAGCCATACAATTTGTACAACTTCAACAACAGTTTACTACCTGCGCGTGATCCTAACCACGCTAGGTGAAATTTCTCTTAAGCGAGTGCCACGTTTAGAATGGCGCTTAGAGTTTTAACGCAACAAACTTTAATAATGCCCGCTTCTAGCACGAAGCGGGCACAACTGCAACGTAACAAAGCGCCATAAATCAAAAGTGGACTCCATAGTTTACGCGGTTTGAGTGAAAGGTAGTGTTCATGACTATTTAGCTTCCCCTAAGTCCTTGTGATGGTTAGAAATATGGCGGAAAAATGAAAAAGCCGCCCGGAGGCGGCTGAGGTTGGTTATTCGTTGTCGCCGTCGAGGCTGTATTTCTGGAACCTGACAATCTCCTCGCCCGCCCACTCGTTAAGCTCCATAAAGCGCGACTGCAACGGAATCAACTCGTTGCGCACAAACACCTTTGCCACCTTCTCTACATCCCCGACAGAGCCCGCATTTTCTGGCTTGCAGCCCATCAGCTGAAACGGGATGCGGTGCGCATCAAGCAGGTCGCCCGCACTTACCTTCTTAATATTAAAAAAATCGTCTCTGGTGGCGACCTCGCTCAGCGGCACAATTTTAATGCCGTCGGCCTTTCCGTTCGGCGCGTAGAAAAACAGGTTCTTGAAATTGCCGAGCCCTTTCGAATCACGCATGGCCTTACGCAGCGCCTCAACGTCCGTACTGCTTTGCGCCGCGTCGGTCACGTACATGATGTAACCGGCGTGTGCGCCGTTCTGGTAATACTTTCGGCGAAAAAGGGTCGCGCTCTCGTTGAGCCAGGCCGAGTTAAGTGCGCTCAGGTATTCCGGCACACCATAAAGCTCCTGGTTGATATCCGGCTCAAGCAGGTGAAACACCGAGCCGTGCGCAAACTGGTGCGGCTTTGTGAAGTTCTGAATATACCAGTAGGTGTCCTGTTCAACGCCGCGCCGGGTGTATTTCGCCGGGGAGGTTTCATACTTCACCGGCTTACCTGTGACGCTCAGGCGCTCCTCAATAAACGCATTCCCGAACACCATGTAATCGAGCGCGAAGCGGCTGAAATCCTGCCGGGAAAGGCGCGGGTGCGGAATATAAGTCGACACGAGAATATTACGCTTCACGTAAATCGGCGAGCTGTGGTGAACGGCGGCGCGCATGCTTTTCGCCAGTCCCGAAAAGCTGACCGGTGGCTCGTACCACTGACCGTTATCGATGCACTCCACGTAATCCAGAATGTCACGCTTATCGAGCACCGGCACCGGTTCGCCGAAGGTGAAAGCCTCCATACTCTGTGCAGGCGCGGCGGTCTGCTGGCGCGGTTTCGGTGTGTATTTCTTTTTATTTTTGCTCATCAGTTGAAGTCCAGAATGGAGGATGACGGCTGGCCGGTTGCTGCGGTCAGCGGTTCGTTAATCAGTACGTGCATGGTTGCCCAGGCTAAATCAGCGTGGCTGGCTTCCTCGGTGCGGCTGGCCTCGTAGGTGGCGCTGCGCCCGCTGCTGGTCATGGTTTTGCGAATCGACATAAACGACTGTGTGATGTCGGTTGCGCTGACGTCATACTCCAGGCAACCGCGCGTGATGGTGTCTTTGGCCTTGAGCACCATTGCGGTTTTCATTTCGGGGGTGTAGCGGATATCACGCGCAGCCGGATAGAACGAGCGCACAAGCTGGAACACGCCCTGACCGAGACCGGTCGAGTCGATGCCGATGTATTCCACGTTATATTTCTGCGTAAGGGCGCGAATGGACTCGGCCTGGGTGGCAAAGTCCATGCCTTTCCACTGATGGCGCTCCAGTATGCGGAACTTGCCCCCGGCAACCACCGGCGGCGCGATAACCACGCATCCGGCACTGTCGCCCCGGTGCGACGGGTCGTAACCAATCCACACCACGCGATGCCCGAATGGCCGGTCGGCAAACGGCGTGTAGTCCTCCCACTCCTCCATAGAATCAACCATGCAGCGTTGCAGTTCCTCGAACGGAAACACCGACGCCTTGTCGTCGACAAACTCGCACATAAACAGATTGCGGAAGTCGTCTGCGCTGTTTTCGCGGCGCAGTGTGTCCAGGTCAAACAGGGTACAGCCCCCGGCGAGTGCGTCCTCAATGGTGACAATCTGCCGCCACTGACCATCCGCACACGCCACACCGCGCGCGAGTGCGGCGTGACTGATATCAATCTCGACCCGCTCGCTGGCGCTGGCGCGCCCGCGGTTAAACAGGTCGCCTGACCAGAACGGGTAAGCACCGTGACCGAGTGAGGACGGGGTCGAAAAATAGGTCGTGCGCAGGTGTTTTTGTGACGCCATACCCGAGGCAACTTTGCGTAATTTCTGGAAGTTGGGTATCCAGAAGATCTCGTCGACATACAGGTCGCCGTTATGACTCTGCGCGGTGTTGCTGTTGGTGCCGAGGAAAAGCAGCTCTGCGCCGTTGTTGCCGATGACAATCGGATCGCCGCTCAGGTCAACATCAACCAGCCTCGCAAACGCGATGATGTATTTGCGGAACACATACGCCTGTGTTTTCGATGCCGATAAAAATATCTGGTTCTGGCCGGTCGCAAGGGCGCGCAGCAGCGCCTCGCGGGCAAAATAAAATGTCGCGCCAATCTGGCGGGATTTCAGGATGTGGCGAATACGGTGTTCAAGCCCGGCCTTGTGCCAGCCAAGCTGATAGCCGAAAGACTGGTCGAAAAAAATCTCCTGTAATTTCCCGATCGCCTCTTCGCTGAAATAGTTCTTTTTCGGCTTCTTACGCTCGCCCCTGTTGCGGTTCGCCACGTTTGGATTGAGATCCGCCTCGTTGCCGGTCTGGCCGTAACGGTTGATGCGGGCGAAGCGCTCCAGCTGGCGCGCCAGAAAATCAGCAACCTTGAAATCATGCGCAGTGAGGTCGGGCTTGGCGTAAAGCTGAATCAGGCGCGCCTCCAGCGTGTTCCCCACCCGGTCCAGCGGGGCGGTTTCGTCCCATCCGTCGCGCTGTTTCCAGCTCTGCACCGTCGGGCGTTTGGTCTGCAACATTTCCGCGATTTGCGGCACGGAAAACCCCTGCCAGTAAAGCAGCGCGGCCTGCCGTCGCGGGTCGTTCAGGAGAGTGGTGTCGGTGGTGATGGTCATGGATGCCTCGCCGTAATCAGTTCAGGGCAAGGCTACTGAAGCGCGGGCAGCGATTCGCTAAGGGGCTGATGTGCAGGCGGCAAGCCATCTGTGACTGATGGCGAACCAGCGGACGAGCCGGGAAACTACACCCCGACAGAACGCAATCCTTCACACAATCAGGACTCCTGACGATGGCAAAAAAAGTATCAAAATTCTTTCGTATCGGCGTAGAGGGCGACACCTGCGACGGGCGTGTAATCAGCGCGACGGATATTCAGGAAATGGCCGATTCATTCGACCCGCGCGTTTACGGTTGCCGCATCAACCTTGAGCATCTGCGCGGGCTTCTGCCGGATGGCGCGTTTGCCCGTTACGGCGATGTGATCGAGCTGAAAGCGGAAACAATTGAGGACGGCTCCGCGCTTAACGGCAAACTGGCGCTGTTTGGCAAAATCGCGCCGCTCGACACCCTGGTCGATATGGTGGCGAAAGGCCAGAAGGTTTACACCTCCATGGAAATTCAGCCGAACTTTGCCAACAGCGGCAAATGCTATCTGGTCGGCCTGGCCGTCACTGATGACCCGGCAAGCCTCGGCACCGAGTATCTGGAGTTCTGTAGCAAGGCGAAACACAACCCGCTACAGCGATTCAAGATGAACCCGGAGAATCTCTTCTCTGTCGCCTCCCTGGCCGAACTGGAGTTTGAGGACGTGCCCGACACCCTCCTTAACAAACTGACCGACTCGGTTAAATCCATTTTCAGCCGCAAACAGACCAGCGACGACGCGCGTTTCAGCGACGTGCATGAAGCGGTAACCACCATCGCCGAGCGTGTGCAGACCAGCACCGACAGCTCTGAGACGCGCTTTTCATCTCTCGAAAGCGAAATCGCCACGCTGAATCAGCGCCTGACTGACCAGGCAACCACTACCGGCGCGAAGCTGAGTGCGATCACCGCCACCCTGGACAAAACACCGGATGGGTCGCAGCCGCGCCGCACGCTCAGCACCGGCGGCGAAGGGGCATCCGTCACCCTGACCGACTGCTAATCCGACCCATTTCATAACAGGAAAATACCATGCGCAAAGAGACACGTTTCAAGTTTAATCAGTACCTGACCCGCCTCGCCGAGCTGAACGGCATCGGGGTTGAAGACCTGAATAAAAAATTCAGCGTTGAGCCGTCAGTGACGCAGACGCTGTTTGAAAAAATCCAGCAGTCGTCCTCCTTTCTGCAACAGATCAACATGGTGGTGGTGCGCGAGCTGACCGAGGAGAAAGTCGGCATTGATGTTAACGGCACCATTGCCAGCACCGCCGATACCGACAACGGTGTGAAGCGCCAGACCGCCGATTTTTCGAAGATGGATGCCTATCGCTATTTCTGCAAGCCGGTGAACTTCGATTATCACCTGAAATATAACAAGCTTGATTTGTGGGCGCGCTTTCAGGACTTCCAGACCCGCATCCGCGACGCGATCGTCAAACGTCAGGCGCTGGACTACATCACCATCGGCTTTAACGGCGTAAGCCGTGCGGCAACCTCTGACCGCCAGAAGAATCCGCTTCTTCAGGATGTGGCGGTGGGCTGGTTGCAGAAATACCGCAACGACGCGCCAGACCGCGTGATGAGCAGCGTCACCGATGAAACCGGTAAGGTGATTTCCCCGACCATCAAAGTTGGCAAAGCCGGTCATTACAAAAATCTCGATGCGCTGGTGATGGATGCGCACGAGTCGCTGATTGCTGAAATTCACCGCGAAAATCCGGATATGGTCGTGATTTGTGGTCGCCGCATTCTGACCGACAAATATTTCCCGATGATCAATAAATTCCAGCCGAACAGCGAGCAGCTCGCCGGTGAGCTGATTATCGGCCAGAAGACTATCGGCCAGTTGCAGGCCGTGCGCGCGCCGTTCTTCCCGGCCAACAGCATTTTTATTACCACGCTGGATAACATTTCCATCTATCTCTACGAGGACGGTCACCGCCGCCACCTCATCGAAAACCCGCAGCTCGACCAGGTGGAAAACTACGAGCAGGTAAAAGTCGATTTCGTTATCGAGGATTACGAAGCCGGGTGCCTGATTGAGAACATCGAAATCCTTGAGCCGGAAGAGAGCGACACCCCGGAAGCGGACGCGGCGAAAGTCATCGCGCGCGAGCTGGCGCTCGCCATGCAGGCGCTGGCATCCGGTGCCGCCCCTGCAACCGGTGAAGGAGCGTAAACCATGATGACCCCGGCGCAGCGCCATGCGATGCGGGTCTCGGCCATCCAGGCCGCGCAGCGGGATAACGCCCCGCTGCGTCATGCCACGCCTTACGAGCAGATGCTCGTCAAGCTGGCCGCAGACCGCAGAACGCTGAAAGAAATCCACTCGAAAGAGCTCAAGGCAGAGAAAAAGCGCGACCTGCTGCCGTTTTATCTGCCGTGGGTAACTGCTGTGCTGGAAAACGGCACCGGTGCGCAGGATGACATTCTGGTGACGGTGATGCTGTGGCGTCTCGATGCCGGTGATCTCCCCGGCGCGCTGGAAATCGCCCGCTACGCCCTGCGCTACAGCCTCGCGATGCCGGAGAAACACGCCCGCACCGTGCCTTACATGCTGGCCGAAGAGGTGGCGCTCGCCGCACTGCGTGCCCGCGATGCCAGTCAGCCGGTGAGTGCGGCGATCCTGCTGGAGACCCTCAGCCTGACGGCGCAGTCGGATATGCCTGATGAGGTGCGTGCGCGCCTGCATAAAGTCACCGGCCTGACGCTGCGTGATGCGGGTCAGCTTAATGACGCGCTGACGCATTTACAGCGCGCCGTGCAGCTCGACCGCAATGCCGGAGTGAGGAAAGACATTGAGCGCCTCACGCGGGAATTAAATCCGAAGCCCGCCGCCGCAAAGCCCGCGCCGAAAGCGCCCGCGAAAGCTACACAAGCGAAAAAAACAACGACGCCGGTGAAACGGGGGCGGGGTCGCCCGCGCAAGGTCACCGGTTAAAAGAATGCGCCCCGCGCCAGGGCGGCACGCCGGTCAATGAGGGATTTTCCCTGTCTGCGACCGGCGTCCACCGCCCACCCTTTCTGAGGTAGTCATGACGACGCTGATTATTAAAAACGATGTACCGCAGCCGGGCAGGACGGTTGTTATCCCGCCGAACGTGGACAACGAGCCGGTGATTGAAAACACCTTTTTCTTTCCCGCCATCGACCCGAAGCGCGTGCGCGAACTGATGCGCCTTGAGCAGACCATTGCCCCGGCACGGCTGCGCAACGCCATCAAAACCGGCATCGCCGAGACCAACGCGGAGCTTTATGACTGGCGCGAAAACCAGATTAAGGCCGGGTTTGCCCGCCTCGCGGATGTGCCGTCGGACTCGCTAGACGGTGAAAGCGTGCGTGTTTTCCATTACGAGCGCGCCGTGTGTGCGATGGCAACCGCCACGCTGTACGAGCGTTATCGCGGTGTGGATGCGAGCGCCCGTGGTGACAAGAAAGCCGACAGCATCGACACCACGGTCGATGAGCTGTGGCGGGACATGCGCTGGTCAGTGGCACGCATCCAGGACAAACCCCGCTGCATCGTGGGGCAGATCTGATGAAAGCCATCGCGCACCAGGGCGACACGCTCGATGTTATCTGCGCCCGGTATTACGGGCGCACGGCGGGCATTGTCGAGACCGTCCTCGCGGTTAATCCGGGTCTGGCAGAGCTCGGGGCTGTGCTGCCGCACGGCACGCCCGTTGAACTGCCGGACATTCACACTTCACCTGTCGCGGAGGCCGTCAACCTGTGGGACTGAATATGGAACGCATCACCTCTATTATCGCCTACTGGCTGAGTGCCGCACTGGCGGCGTTTGGCGCGGTCACCCCGCAGGATTTCGCGGCTTACGCCGGTGTGATCGGCGTGGCGCTGACGGTAGGCGTTAACTGGTATTACCGCCGGAAAAGTTATGCCCTTCTGGCTCAGCTCGGACAACGCCCCCTCAGCGGTAAGGAGATCGGTAATGTCATCAGTCGTTAAGCGTTGCAGTGTGGCCGCCGTGCTGTTACTGGCGGTACTGGTGCCGGATTTTCGTCTGCTTCACACCTCGCAGGACGGTCTCGCCCTGCTGGCTGACCTTGAGGGGTGTCGCCTGCGTCCCTACCAGTGCAGCGCCGGGGTGTGGACGTCAGGCATCGGACACACTGCCGGGGTCACGCCTGCGCGTGACATTACCGAACGGGAGGCGGCGACAAACCTTGTTGCGGATGTGCTCGGCACCGAGCGCCGTCTCGCGGTCTGCGCGCCGGTCGAGATGCCTCAGCACGTTTATGACGCCGTGGTCAGCTTTGCCTTTAACGTCGGCACCGGCGCGGCGTGCCGGTCAACGCTGGTGTATTTCCTCAATGAGAAAAAATGGAAACAGGCATGTGACCAGCTCCCGCGCTGGGTCTATGTCAGGGGCGTGAAAAGCTCCGGCCTCGAAAACCGCCGACAGCGCGAGCGCGATTACTGCCTGAAGGGGGCGCAATGAAGACACTGATTATTTTGCTGGTTCTGGCTGTGACCGGGTTGCTGTGGATGCGCCAGGAAAACAGCACGCTGCGCGGGTCGTTCGAGCGCGCAAACCGGGTTGCCGGTGAGCAAAAAAACACGATCGGGATGCTGAAAATTCAGCTCAGTATCGCCCATGACCGGGCGGACAAAAACGAACGGGCGCAGGTGGATTTGCGCCAGAAACTTGACGCTGCCAGCGTGCGGGAAGCCCGCCGCGAGCAGACCATAACGAGGCTACTCAATGAAAATGATGCCTTTCGCCGCTGGTACAGCGCTGACCTGCCTGATGCTGTGCGCCGGTTGCACCACCGCGCAGCCTGCGCCAGTGCCGGTGACTGTCTTCAGCGCCTGCCCGAAAGTCAGCCTCTGCCCGATGCCGGGAAGTGATCCGCAGACCAACGGCGATTTGAGCGCTGATATACGCAACCTTGAGCGCGCGCTGGAAAACTGTGCGCTCCAGGTCGAAACCATCAGACACTGCCAGGACGAAATTGATGCTGAAACCCGAGAGCCTGCGAAAAGCCCTGGCTGATGCCGTGCCGGTGCTGGCAACAAACCCGGAAATGCTGCGCCTGTATGTGGACGGCGGTAATATCGCCGCCACGCTGGCGAGCTCGTTATCCTTCGAAAAGCAGTACAGCCTGAATGTAGTGGTGACCGATTTTACCGGCGATTTTGACCTGATCCTCGTGCCGGTGCTGGCGTGGCTGCGCGAGCATCAGCCGGATATTCTCAGCACCGACACCGGGCAGAAAAAGGGATTTACCTTTGAGGCGGATATCAACAACGACAGCAGTTTCGATATCAGCATCAGCCTGTTAATGACCGAGCGCACGCTGGTCAGGGAGGTGGGCGCGGCGCTGCATGTGGAGAACATCCCCGAACCGCCGCCGCCGGAGCCGGTGACACGCCCGGTCGAGCTTTATGTGCACGGCGAGCTGGTGAGTAAGTGGGATGAGTGAATTTAAGCCGTTCGAGGAGAAGCTGAAAGGCCTGCTCGATGCGATGTCACCCGCCGCTCGTCGCCGTCTGGCTGTGGATATTGCGAAGAGGCTGCGCCAGAGTCAGCAGCAGCGCATTAAATCGCAGAAAGCGCCCGACGGCACCGCATATGCTCCGCGCAAACCCCAGCGAATCAGGGACAAGAAAGGTCGGGTTAAACGCGCGATGTTTGCGAAACTCCGCAATGCCCGTTACCTGAAAGCCAGCGGCGACGATAAATCTGCCGTGGTTGAATTCACCGGCAAAGTGAAGCGCATTGCCAGAGTTCACCAGTCAGGGCTAAAAGATAAACCAGAGCGCAACAGTGCCGAGGTTCAGTATCCGGCGCGCCCGTTGCTGGGCTTTTCTGATGAAGACACCACACTCGTCGAGAACATCATTATTGAGCATCTCGCCCTCTGAGCTGTGCCATTCCTGAGCTAACTGCCTCTGATTGCCGCCGGTTTACCCCGGCGGCATTCTCTGTCGTATGAACATACCAGCAAACATCAATGAACTTGCCCGCGCACTCCGCAACATGGTACGCACCGGCATTGTGGTCGAAACCGATCTCATTACCGGGCGCTGCCGTGTGCAGACCGGCGGCATTGTTACCGACTGGCTCCAGTGGCTGACGCAGCGCGCCGGTCTCGCCCGCACATGGTGGGCACCCTCCATCGGCGAGCAGGTGCTGATTCTGGCCGTGGGCGGCGAGCTCGATACCGCCTTTGTGCTGCCGGGCATTTTTTCCGACGGCAACCCCGCCCCGTCTGCCTCAGCAGATGCGTGGCATGTTGCGTTCCCCGATGGCGCGGTAATTGAGTACGAACCCAAAACCAGCGCCCTGACCGTCAGCGGCATCAAAACCGCCACGGTAACCGCCTCTGAATCCCTGACCGCGACGGTGCCTGTGGTGACCGTTAAAGCGTCCTCGCGCATCACGCTCGATACGCCGGAAGTGGTCTGCACCAGGAAGCTGATCACCGGCTCGCTGGAAGTGCAGCTGGGCGGCACCCTGCGCGGCAACATCGAGCACACCGGCGGCGCGCTCTCCTCTAACGGCAAGGTACTGCACACCCATAAACACCCCGGCGACAGCGGCGGAACAACCGGAGCGCCACTATGACCGCACGTTATACCGGTATGAGCCGCAGCACCGGCAGGGCGCTGACGGACGCGGAGCATATACGCCAGAGCCTCAGCGATATCCTGCGCACGCCCGTCGGATCGCGGGTGATGCGCCGTGATTACGGCTCGCTGTTGTCTTCCCTGATTGACCAGCCTCAGACCCCGGCGCTTGAGCTGCAAATCAAAGTGGCCTGTTATTTCGCCGTGCTGAAGTGGGAGCCGCGTATCACGCTAAGCGCGGTGACGACCGGGCGTTTGTTTGATGGCCGTATGGTGGTCAGCCTGACCGGCATGATTGCCAACACCGGCGAAAACCTTTCGTTAACTGTCCCTGTGAGCTAACCCATGCCGATTGTTGATTTAAGCCAGCTCCCCGCCCCGGATGTGGTCGAGGAGCTCGATTACGAAAACATTCTCTCTGAGCGTAAGGCGACGCTGGTTTCTCTGTTTCCGGCAGAGCAGCAGGAGGCGATCGCGCGCACGCTGGCGCTGGAGTCAGAGCCATTGACCAAATTTCTTGAGGAAAATGCTTACCGGGAAGTTATCTGGCGTCAGCGTGTTAACGAGGCCGCGCGCGCAACCATGCTCGCCTTCGCTGCCGGTAACGACCTTGATGTGATCGGGGCGAATTACAACGTCTCGCGTCTGGTGATCACCCCGGCAGATGAAGAGGCATTCCCGCCCGTGGCGGCGGTGCTGGAATCCGACAGCGATTTTCGTCTGCGCATCCAGCAGGCGCTCGAAGGGCTTAGCGTGGCCGGGTCTGTCGGCGCGTATGAGTTTCACGGGCGCAGCGCTGACGGGCGGGTCGCTGATATCTCTGTGACCAGCCCGCAACCGGCCTGTGTCACGGTCTCAGTGCTATCCCGCGAGGGCAACGGCGCGGCCTCTGAGGAACTCCTTGCCGTGGTGCGTAATGCACTCAACGACGAGGACGTCAGGCCGGTGGCTGACCGCGTGACGGTACAGTCGGCCAGCATTGTCGATTACCGGATTAACGCCACCCTTTATCTCTACCCTGGCCCCGAAAGTGAGCCGGTGCGCAGCGCCGCCGAAGCAAAGCTCGGCGCATACATCACCGCGCAGCACCGGCTCGGGCGCGATATCCGCAAATCCGCCATTTATGCCGCCCTGCACGTTGAGGGGGTGCAGCGGGTCGAGCTCGCCGCGCCGGTTTCTGACATTGTGCTCGACAGCACACAGGCCTCTTACTGCACGGATTATCAGATTGTGATCGGGGGCTCTGATGAGTGAATCGCGTCTGTTGCCGGTGGGCTCGTCCCCGCTTGAGGTGGCGGCGGCGCGTGCCTGTGCCGATATCGAAAACACCCCGATACCGCTGCGCAGACTGTGGAATCCCGACACCTGCCCGGTGCACCTCCTGCCGTGGCTGGCATGGGCGTTTTCGGTCGACCGGTGGGATGAGAAATGGCCGGAGGAAACGAAGCGCGATGTGATCCGCAGCGCGTATTTCATCCACTGCCACAAGGGCACTATAGGGGCGGTGCGTCGTGTCGTTGAGCCGCTCGGCTATGTCATCAACATTATCGAGTGGTGGGAAAACAACGAGCCGCCAGGCACATTCCGGCTTGATATTGGCGTCCTCGAAACCGGTATTTCGGAGGAAATGTATCAGGAGATGGAGCGGCTTATTGCCGATGCGAAACCGGCCAGCCGCCATCTTATCGGGCTCAATATTATTCAGGATGTTGCGGGATATCTTTTCGCCGGTGGGGCGGGTTACGACGGCGACATTATTACGGTTTATCCGGGTTAAGTGAGAAAAGCATGACTGCAAAATACAGAACGGTGGTCACCACCGCAGGCGCGGCAAAATTTGCCGCCGCGCTCACACCGGGCGGTAAGAAAGTGAACATTACCGCGATGGCCGTCGGCGACGGCGGCGGTAAACTTCCCCAGCCCGACGCAGGCCAGACACAACTGATTAATGAAGTCTGGCGCAATAAGCTGAATAAAATCAGCCAGGACAATAAAAACAAAAATTACATCGTGGCCGAGCTGGTTATCCCGCCGGAAACAGGCGGGTTCTGGCTGCGTGAAATGGGGCTCTATGACGACACCGGCACGCTGGTTGCCGTCAGCAATATGGCCGAAAGTTATAAGCCAAAACTCGAAGAGGGTTCCGGGCGGGCGCAGACCCTGCGCATGGTTATCGTCCTGTCGGATCTGGCGTCCGTTGAGCTGAGTATCGACGCCACAACCGTGATGGCCTCGCAGGATTACGTTGACAGTAAGCTCCTTGAGCATGAGCAGTCGCGCCGCCACCCTGACGCGACGCTCAGTGCAAAAGGGTTTACCCAGCTCAGCAGCGCGACCGACAGCCCGTCGGAGACGCTCGCCGCCACACCGAAAGCTGTTAAGGCGGTGTATGACCTTGCCAGCGCCAAATACACCGCGCAGGACGCCACCACGGCGGGCAAAGGCATCGTGCAACTGAGCAGCGCCACCGACAGCACTGCCGAGACGTTCGCAGCAACCCCGAAAGCCGTTAAGGCGGTGTATGACCTTGCCAGCGCTAAATACACCGCGCAGGACGCCACCACGGCGGGTAAAGGGATTGTGCAACTGAGCAGCGCGACCGACAGCACTGCCGAGACGCTCGCAGCAACCCCGAAAGCCGTTAAGGCGGCGTATGACCTTGCCAGCGCCAAATACACCGCGCAGAACGCCACCACGGTGGGCAAAGGAATTGTACAGCTCAGCAGCGCGACCAATAGCACATCGGAGACCCTCGCCGCGACACCTAACGCCGTGAAAGCGGCATTTGATGCCGCAACCAGAGCGAATGAGAATGCCGAGGGACGTGTGCCGAAAGGGGCGGGGCTGAATACCTACGCTGAGCTTATGCGTGATGTTGCTGTTGATTTGCGCCAGCGTTCAGGTTTTTTTAACTCCCCCTCCGCGTTAAACGGGATGCCCGGCGGGCACGGCTGGAAGCATTACATCAATTCTGCACATAACAACAGTGTCGGTTTTAACGCCACTATCGGGATTGATTTCATGGGCAATCTGATCGGCTTTGCCGCTGTCTGCGACGGTGAATTTCGCCCGTGGAAAATGATCCACCATGACGGCTACAACACGTGCCCGCCAGGCACCCCGATCCCGTGGCCGTCCGATAAAATCCCCGAAGGTTACGCCCTGATGGCGGGGCAGGCGTTTAATACCAGCGCGTATCCGTATCTTGCGGCGGCCTATCCGTCAGGTGTGATCCCCGACATGCGCGGCTGGACGGTGAAAGGCAAACCGGCAGGAGGGCGCGCCGTGTTATCTCAGGAGCTGGACGGCATCCTGTTTCACGACCACCCCGTCAGCGTTTCCGCAACTGACCTGGGAACGAGGGCAACCAGCGCTTTTGACTACGGCACCCGCGAAACGAGCACGTTTGATTACGGTACAAAATCCACAGATGCGACGGGCGAACATACGCACGTATCGGGGGTGAGGACGCCGCCAGATGTCGCCCTTTACGGGGTGGTGGCTGCCTCCGCAGGGAATTACACGGCGGGTAGCCGCAGTGCCGCCACATCGGCAATTACCGCCTCCGCAGGGTATCACGCACACAGCGTTGCCATTGGCGCACATAACCACGCCGTCGCCCTCGGCGCGCACGCGCATACCGTCGAGATTGGTGCGCACAGTCATACCGCAACGGTCTCCGGGGTGGGCAACCGGGAAAACACCGTTAAAAACATCGCATTTAACTACATCGTGAGGCTTGCATAATGTTCAGAATGTCCGACCAACCGAGGACAATCACCGTGTATAACCTGAGCGCGGAAACCGGGGAATTTATCGGGAAAGGAAATGCGTATATTCCGCCGCAGACAGGTCTGCCCGCACACTGCACCGACGTCCTTCCCCCGCAGACGTCTGCCGGTAAAGTGGCGGTGTTTGACGCTGAAACCGCGAGCTGGAATGTCATGGACGATCACCGGGGCGAGACGGTGTTTGATACTGTCACCGGGGAGCAGATCCATATTACTGCACCGGGCGCACTGCCTGAAAATGTCACCCTGCTTTCACCCACCGGCAGTTACCAGAAATGGGACGGCAGGCAATGGGTTGATGACCCTGAGGCAGAACGCGCCGCGACAATGGCGAAAGTGTCGGAAATGAAAAGCGTGCTGATGACGCAGGCAAGCGAAGCCATTGCGCCGCTACAGGATGCCGTCGAGCTGGAGATTGCCACCGGTGACGAGCAGGCGCAGCTCGCTGCGTGGAAAAAATACCGGGTGCTTCTCAACAGAATAGATACCGGGGATGCGGAAATTGTCTGGCCTGAAAAACCCGTCTGAGGTCCAAAAAAAGCCCTCAAAATGAGGGCAATCCTCGCTTGCATGGTTTGTTATTATCAGGATATTGCTTATGTAGTCTTTTCCCCTGAGTCGGGAATATACGCTTACGAAAACGTTATAAGCATGGCCTGGATTTTGCTGTGAGCAAGCGTAAGCGGTAAAAAAATCGAAAATTTATCAGTGCAGACGTTGCCGGGGATTTGCGGGTTGTATTGCGCGGTTATGTCGGGAAAGCAGAAGGTTAAAAAGATCCCTTTCGACGTGAAATCCAGCCATTCGAAAGGGTAATCAGGAGGCCAATTTATACAAGGATGGACACATATTAGTTGAGTTCAATTTAATTGCTATCTGCATAAGTAAAATAGCTAAAATCACTCAATCACAGCGAAACGCTAATACCCTGAAAACCTCCACATAACAGGTGAATAAAGCCGCCTTTTTCTTGTCCGTTGTTGTCCAGCACGGCACCCATCCCGGATAAATAGCCCCGCCCCCGCACACCCTGGAAAATAGCACTCACCCCAACACCACGGAGTTAAACGGATGAGTGATTATCATCACGGCGTGCAGGTTGTCGAAATCAACGACGGCACGCGCGTTATTTCCACCGTCTCAACGGCCATTGTCGGCATGGTCTGCACGGCCAGCGATGCCGACCCGGCAACGTTCCCCCTCAATGAGCCGGTACTGATTACCAGCGTCCAGAGCGCCATCGTAAAGGCCGGGGAAAAAGGCACCCTTGCCGCCTCGCTACAGGCCATCGCCGACCAGTCAAAACCGGTGATTGTCGTTGTTCGCGTTGCCGAGGGCACCGGCACCGATAAGGAGGCCGCATTCGCACAGACGATTTCCAACATCATCGGCACCACGGATGAAAACGGCAAATACACCGGCATTAAAGCGCTGCTTACCGCCGAAGCGGTGACCGGCGTCAAACCGCGCATTCTTGGCGTGCCGGGTTACGACACACACGAGGTGGCGAGCGCCCTTGCGCCTGTCTGCCAGAAGCTGCGCGCGTTTGGCTACATCAGCGCGTGGGGCTGCAAAACGGTATCAGAGGCCATCGGTTATCGTGACAATTTCAGCCAGCGCGAGCTGATGGTCATCTGGCCGGATTTTCTCGCCTGGGACACCGTGACCAGCACCACCGCCACGGCTTACGCCACCGCCCGCGCGCTCGGCCTGCGAGCCGCCATCGACCAGTCTGTCGGCTGGCATAAAACCCTCTCTAACGTTGGCGTGAACGGCGTCACCGGCATCAGCGCGAGCGTGTTCTGGGATTTACAGGAGCCCGGCACCGATGCCGACCTGCTCAACGAGGCGGGTATCACCACGCTTGTCCGCAAGGATGGTTTCCGCTTCTGGGGTAACCGCACCTGCTCGGACGATCCGTTATTCCTGTTTGAGAATTACACCCGCACCGCACAGGTTATCGCTGACACGATGGCGGCGGCGCATATGTGGGCAGTCGACAAGCCGATCACCGCGACGCTCATCCGCGACATCGTTGATGGCATCAATGCCAAATTCCGCGAGCTAAAAACTAACGGTTACATCATCGATGCGACCTGCTGGTTTGACGAGGAAGCCAACGACAAGGAGACCCTCAAGGCCGGAAAACTGTATATCGACTATGACTATACGCCGGTTCCCCCTCTCGAAAATCTGACCCTGCGCCAGCGCATCACCGATAAATATCTGGCGACGCTGGTCTCGGCCGTCAACAGCAAATAAGGAGCCTGATTAAATGGCCATGCCGCGCAAGCTCAAATACATGAATGTGTTTCTGAATGGCTTCAGCTATCAGGGGATCGCCAAATCCATCACCCTGCCGAAGCTCACCCGCAAGCTGGAAAACTATCGCGGCGCGGGGATGAACGGCGTCGCGCCGGTTGATATGGGGCTCGATGATGATGCCCTCTCGATGGAGTGGTCGCTCGGTGGCTTCCCCGATTCCGCTATCTGGGAGCTCTACGGTGCAACCGGCGTTGATGCCGTGCCGATCCGTTTTGCAGGCTCCTACCAGCGTGACGACACCGGCGAAACCGTGGCCGTTGAGGTGGTCATGCGGGGGCGTCAGAAGGAAATCGACACCGGCGAGGGCAAACAGGGCGAAGACACCGAGTCGAAAATCTCGGTTATCTGCACCTATTTCCGCCTGACGATGGACGGTAAAGAGCTCATCGAAATCGACACCCTCAACATGGTCGAGAAGGTGAACGGCACCGACCGCCTCGAACAGCACCGCCGGAATATCGGCCTGTAATGCTCACCCGGCCAGCGCCGCTGGCCGGTTAACCCTGAAACCTGATTAAGACGAGAACACCATGACAAACGATAACGTAATCACCCTGGAAAACCCGGTTAAACGCGGCGAGCAGATTATCGACCAGGTCACCCTGATTAAACCCACCGCCGGAACGCTGCGCGGCGTCAGTCTGGCCTCGGTGGCAAACTCTGACGTTGATGCACTGATTAAGGTGCTGCCGCGCGTGACGTCCCCGTCGCTGACCGAGCATGAAGTCGCAGCGCTGGAGTTGCCTGACCTTGTGGCGCTGGCCGGTAAGGTGATCGGTTTTTTGTCGCCGAGTTCGGTGCAGTAACCTTCCCGAAAAATCTGTCGGTTGATGACCTGATGGCGGATATCGCGGTGATCTTTCACTGGCCGCCATCCGAGCTTTATCCCATGAGCCTGACCGAGCTCACCACATGGCGCGAAAAAGCGCTCCAGCGAAGCGGAAACACCAATGAGTGATGTAAAACTTCAGGTATTGCTCAAGGCCGTTGACCAGGCGACCCGCCCGTTTAAAGCCGTACAGGACGCCAGCCGCACGCTGGCGGGAAATATCCGCACCTCACAGGGTGAGTTACGGGAGCTGAATGCGCAGGCCGGGCGCATTGAGGGCTTTCGTAAGACCAGCGGTCAGCTTGCTGTCACCGGTCACGCCATGAAAAAAGCGCAGGAGAATGTCGCCAGACTGGCCGCAGAGATGCGCAGCACAGCCAGCCCGACACGCGCACAGGTTAAGGCGTTTGAAGAGGCCAGACGCAGCGCCGCCGCATTAAAAACTAAATATGACAGCCTCAAAGAATCCGCACACCGCCAGCGTACCGCGCTGAGAGATGCCGGTATTGATACGCGTAATTTATCCGGTGCCGAGCGAAGCCTGCGCAACGATATCGCCCGCACCACCGCAACGATGGAGCAACAGCGCGCGGAGCTTATCCGGGTCAGCCGTCAGCAGGAGAAACTCAACGCCGTAAGTAAGCGGTACGAGCGCGGCAAAGCGATCGCGGCGGGCGTGAGAAACACCGGCGCGGCGGCATCCGGTATCGGAACGGCGAGCCTGTACGCGGGCAGTCGCATGATGGCGCCGGTCGTGGAAACACAGAAAAGCGGCACGCTGATAGCCGCGCGGCAGGGAGAAAGCGCCGAACAGGGGAAGCAGTACACGCACATTATTCAGGACATTAACGGCGCGGGTGTCAGCGATAACATCGAGCAAATCACCGAGGCGCTGTCAGCGGTGCGCAGCACCCTCGGCACATTCGGTGCAACCGGTGAGGCAGAGCTCAGCCGCATCACCCGTAAGGCACTGGATATGCAGACGACTTTTGGCAATGAGGTGCCGGAGAGCATCCAGATAGCGGCGATCATGATGAAAAACGGTCTCGCCGCAAACAGCGATGAGGCGATGGATTTGCTTGTCTCGGGCATGCAGAAAGTCTCTGCGCAGATGCGCGGTGAACTGCCGGAAATCCTTCACGAATATTCGACCCATTTCCGCAGCATGGGCTTTACCGGCGCGGAGGCGATGTCGCTGCTTGTTGATATGTCCCGCCAGGGTAAATTTGCCCTCGATAAAACCGGGGATGCGATTAAAGAGTTCAGTATTCGCGGATCGGATATGTCAAAAAACAGCGTCGAGGCTTACAAGAAAATCGGCCTGAATGCGGCAAAAATGTCGACAGCCATCGCCAGCGGCGGAGAAAAAGCGCGTCAGGCGATGCAGAAGACGGCGAAGGGGTTGTTAAAAATCAAAGACCCGGCAGAGCGGGCAAACACCGCCATCATGCTTTTTGGCACACCGATAGAAGATTTGTCCGTTGACCAGATACCGAAGTTTCTGTCGGCACTGGCCGGGACACGCAACGAGCTCGGGGAGGTGAGCGGAGCCGCTGAAAGGATGGGCGGCACCCTGCGCGACAACCTGTCGGGTGATGTGGCGAAACTCCAGGGCGAATTTGCTCACCTGCGTTTTCAGGTATTCGCGGAAATGGACAAGAGTGTCCGCAAACTGACGCAGACCCTCACCGGATGGCTGGGAAAATTAAATGCCTGGGTAAGCCAAAACCCCGAGCTGGTGACAAAAATCGTCATGCTGACCGGCGCGGTTGCCGGTGTGATAGCGGTGCTCGGTGGTATCGGTCTCGTCGTCTGGCCGGTGATTACCGGCATCAATGCCATTGTTGCCACAGCGGGCGTGCTGGGGACAGTGTTCAGTGTGGTCGGCGGCGCGATCATGACGATACTCGGCGCGCTCACCTGGCCTATTGTCGCCATTGGTGTTGCCATCGTCGCCGGGGCGCTGCTCATCCGCAAATACTGGGAGCCTATTTCCGCCTTTTTCGGGGGCGTTATGGAAGGGCTTAAGGCTGCATTCGCCCCGGTCGGGGAGCTGTTTTCCCCCCTTAAACCGATGTTTGACTGGCTGGGCGAAAAGCTTAAGGCCGCATGGGACTGGTTTAAAAACCTGCTTGAGCCGGTGAAGTCCACACAGGAGCAGCTCGACTCCTGTCGTGATGTGGGCAAGCGGTTCGGACAGGCGCTGGCGGATTCGCTGCTGCTGCCGCTCAATGCATTTAACAAGCTGAAAGCGGGCATAGACTGGGTACTCGAAAAGCTCGGCGTGATTAACAAGGAGTCGGGCACTATTGACCAGACAGCCGGAAAAGTCAGCGCTGCCCGCGCCGGGGAAACTGCCGGTGCAGTGAATACAGGAAGCGCCTATGTACCGGCGACCGCGAACTATGGGGGGTATCAGGCTTATCAGCCGGTGACCGCACCGGGCGGGAAATCTTACGTCGACAACCGTCAGAGCAATTACACCATCACGATGAATAACGGCGGCGCGCCGGGTGGCGATCTCGGGCGGCAGTTGCAGGACGCCATCGAGAAAGCCGACCGGGACAAGCGCGCCCGTGACCGCTCCAGCATGCGACACGATGGATAAGGAGGACAAATAACATGATGCTCGCACTTGGATTTTTCGTATTCATGCGCCAGACGCTGCCCTTTCAGAGCATGCAGCGGGACGCGGAATATCGCTGGCCGTCAAACAGCCGCATCGGCAAGCGTGACGCCTTTCAGTTTCTCGGCGTCGGAGAGGAGAAAATCACCCTCAGCGGTGAGCTATATCCGGAGATCACCGGCGGCAAACTGACCCTGACGGCGGTCAGGCTGATGGCTGAAGAGGGGCGCGCCTGGCCGCTTCTGTCGGGCAACGGGATGATTTACGGGATGTACGTTATCAACAGCGTCAGCGAGACCGGCGCGGAGTTTTTCACGGACGGCTCGCCACGAAAAATCACGTTTAATCTGGCGCTCACGCGTGTTGACGAGTCGCTCGCGGCCATCTATGGCGACCTGAATAAACAGGCCGGTGAACTGGCCGGCAAGGCCAAAGACGCCGCAACCAAAATCACCTCATCGCTGGGGTTCTGATGACTGACGCCCTTTACAGCTCGCCGGGGAGCACGCTCACCCCGGCCTATATGCTGAAAATCGAGAGCAAGGATATTACCGGCAACATCAGCGATCGCCTGATAAGCCTGACCATGACCGACAACCGGGGCTTTGAAGCTGACCAGCTCGACCTTGAGCTCAACGACGCCGACGGGCGGGTCGTGCTGCCGGTGCGCGGTGCAGTGCTGTCACTCTGGCTCGGGTGGAAAGGGTCGGCGCTTACTGAGAAAGGCCGGTTTACCGTGGATGAGGTCGAGCACCGGGGCGCACCTGATACGGTGACCATCCGCGCCCGCAGCGCGGATTTTCGGGGCTCGCTCAATTCCCGCCGTGAGCAGTCATGGCATGACAAAACCCTCGGCATGATTGTCGAAGCCATCGCGGCGCGTAACAAACTGGAGGCGGCTGTCGCACCGGAGCTTGCCCGGATTGCGATCCCGCATATCGACCAGTCGCAGGAGTCGGATATCAAATTTCTGACGCGGCTCGCTGACCGGAACGGCGGCGAGGTGTCGGTTAAATCCGGGAAACTGTTATTCCTCCAGGCCGGAAAGGCGCTCACCGCGAGCGGGAAGCCCATTCCGCAGGTCACCATCGCCCGCAGTGATGGCGACCGGCATCAGTTTTCTATCGCTGACCGGGGCGCTTACACCGGCGTAACGGCGCAGTGGCTGCACACCAAAGAGCCGAAGCCGAAAAAAGTGAAGGTGAAGCGCAAGCCAAAGGCGCAGCAGGCGGGCACCCCAAAGCATCCGAGCGCAAAAAAGAAGGAAGAGAAAGAGCCTGAAGCACGCCAGGGCGAATATATGGCCGGGGAAGCAGATAACGTCCTTGCTCTGACAACCGTTTTTTCGACGAAAGCGCAGGCGATGCGCGCGGCACAGGCGAAGTGGGACAAGCTACAGCGCGGCGTGGCGGAGTTTTCCATCACGCTGGCGCTTGGCCGTGCCGATCTTTATCCCGAGACACCGGTTGCGGTATCAGGATTTAAAAGCATCATTGACGATCAGGCGTGGATAATTACTAAAGTGACCCATGCGCTTAACAGCAATGGTTACACCACCTTGTTAGAGCTGGAGGTTAAGCTTGCAGACATAGATTATGAGGTAAGCGAAGATGAATAAAGCGAATCATTACAAGTCAAACACTAATTTTTTAAGATTAATCTTGCAAATGTAAGATTGAGGTTTATTATCGCGCTCATATCAGCAAGCGAGGCGGGATAAAAATCATGATGCATTGCCCAATTTGTATGGAAGCGGCGCACGCTCGTACGAGTCGCTATCTCAGCAAAGAAACCAAAGAGCGTTATCATCAGTGTCAAAACATTAATTGCGGGTGCACATTCGTTACGCATGAAACGCTTGCACGTTTCATCATGACACCGGGCAAGGTTGACCCCGCCCCTCCGCATCCCACACAAAAACATCAGCAACAACTCTGGTTTTGAACCTGCTTCGGCAGGTTTTTTTTATAATTTGTAATTCGCTACGCCTGTGTTAGAAAGAAGTTGAATGGCTAAGTCGTTTACACTAGCAATAATAAAGGGGTTAACATTCAGCTAACCCATTATTGTATATAAGTATTTACACGCTCCGCGGGAATCTTCATGTTTAAAAGCCCTAACCCACATTATGGGTTATGTGTAAAGTTTTTACTTTATACAGTTTGCTATAAGGTTCACAGTTGCAGCTTAACCCGTGCAGAAATATGTTACATAGCCAAATGTTCCACATAGAAAAAGCGAAGAACGTCATTTATCTTTATTAATATATCCTCGATATCGTTTTGTTATTTGCACAACAAAGTTTGTAGTGTTTTCCCCCCAACGACGGTAGAAGTATTCATCACATGTCAGATCAAGTATCGTTCGACAAAGTCCTGATACCTCCCACATTGGAATATCTCCATTATGAGCATAGTTTGATTCTTCTTTCTCCATCGCATTTAAAAATGGCATACATTTCTTTATCCTTACTTCGAAATCAGAAACAGTTTTATCAAATTCTAAAATTTCATGTAAGACTTGCGATATATCATCATCATTCACCACCCTTTCTGTGAAATATGTCCCAATGAGTGCAATAAGATTATCTAAATTCAAATCCTCATTAATAACAACGCCATAACTTGATATATTTAGATTGGATACGTACTCAGCTTTATCTCTCTTAATAGTATCAAATTTTTCATCTGCAAGTTCAATTAACGCGCTCAACTTGCTTAAGTTTCTTTTTATTTCCCGAGGAGCATCCCCCTCCTGTTTATATAATAATTTATGGCTAATTGCGGCCCAAGCATGCATTAACATTGTTCTGATTTGAATTTCAACTTTCAATCCACCCAATTCACGAAAAGTTGGCACAGCTAACCAACCATCTTTTATTCGGACTATAAAGTGTCTAGATGAGTAGCCAAACCGATCAACATCCATTTCCTTCTGCTTGTTTGATTCCGAAATAACTTCATACTCTCGCTTGATAACATTCTCAATATGATCTAAGTCGGATTCGTAATAGCATATAACTCTCACCCCACATAAGTCCTCAATGTCATTCATGGGGTTGATATAAGTTTTCCTCGATATTTTCAGTTCAATTGACTCCTTCGTTTTCACTCGACCTTCTACTGAAAATAAAGAAACACCTTCGTTTTCTAACATTTTAATCAACGTTGTTCTGGTTTGCTCCATAAGCGCAGTGTACAAAGGAATCTTTCGACCATACTCATCTAGATAATCGTTCAT